AGAAGAAAATCTAGAAAACTACCTCAAAGAATGGGCATATTTAGATAACGAGGATGACGAAGAGAAATTCACGGACGAGGTAAAAAAAATGGTAGAAACTAAAACGCCTATTCCAGATTGGGGAGTGGTTGAAGTCTGCGGAAAATGGTATTTTATTGAATATTGCTTATAATTTGATTCCAGAAGAAAAGGGCGGCTTTTTAGCCGTCTTTTTTTGTGTGTTTTGTTATCGTTTTGTTATCAACTTGTAATCATGTTGCTAACAGAACTGTATATAACTTGTAGACAATCTGTTTCCAAAGTGTAACATAGAATAGATTAGGTTAGATAAGGTTAGAGAAGATAAGTATATATAGTCGGGCAGATTCCCCGACGCCGTACCTGGATTTATAAAAGACGGCTCGAACTCGACAAATAAATATTATAAATTTATTATTGACATGGTGTTGTATATCGTGTATAGTAAGGGCAGACATTAAAATACTGCTCTGGAAACAGTAGCACACAGACGGCAGCATATATAAACGCTGACGCAAGAGGATAACTTTTTATTTTTCTTGTGTTGGCGTTTTTTTTATTTTTGAATGTTTGGAGATGATGTTATGAAAGATAATGTTGTTAAGAGCGAGATAGGTATTGAGGTATATCAGAACGACATATATAGGCTGGTAGATGAGTATATAGATACCGAACTAGATGGAGATACAGAAAGTGTAGCGGATAACTTTGTATCTATGATTTTCTACATCGCTGATAATATTCAAAAGCCTAGTAACGACGATATAGAATTGTTAGATAATTTGTTTAGTATTTACGTTCGTATATGTGCTAAATATAAAGTATTACCAAGCTTGGAAGTGTTTAGTTTTTTAGTTGGCATTGATAGAAATACATTTACTGATTGGTCTATGGGTAGGTATAGGGTTAGCACTGCACATGGTAGCACAGTCAAAAAATGGTTCAATACTTGCAAATCTTTCACGCTTAACCGCTTACACAATCAATCCGGCACAAACGCCAATTTGATATTTATTGCAAAGGCGGCTTACGGGATGGCTGAAACCGCTCCGGTGCAGGTCGGAAGCCAAAACAGCCAATCGTTAGCAGATAGCGAGCTTCCAAAATTGACAAATCCGGCACAAGAAGTCATTGAAATCGAACAAAAAGACGGATAAACAACGGAAAAACGTCAAAGTTCGTAAAATTGTAGTTTTACGAACCGAACAAAAGAGAGGACTAGCAACGTGCCCCCCTACCCCTCTATTGGGGGATTAAAAAACCGCCTACTAAGTCCCCCATACTCCCGAAAAAATAAAAAAGGGGTTTTGAGAATGGAAAATGAATTACTGAAAACGGAATACTCAAAAGCGTTTGACGATAAGCGGAAAGCGTTGATATGTCAGAGCTATTACAAGTACGGCAAGGCAAGTAGAAATTTCGCAACCGGAAATGTGGATGCGATTGGAAGTCTTAAAAAGTGTCTTGCGAAGTTTGAAGAAACTGGAAACACGGAATATCTTTGCGACGTAGCAAATTACGCAATGTTCCGTTTCATGTTTCCGCAGAACGGAGAGTATTTCAAGAATACGGATTCGGATGGTTCGGCAGGAATTGTTGGAGTGAGTGTAAAAGAAATGGAGGACTTCAAGGATGGACGATAACGAAAAACTGTGTTGTGGAAATTGTAAATATGCTGCATATAGCCGTGAGAATGGTTATGTGTGCGAGAATATGAACAGTGACTATGCATCTGATTATGTCGAACACGACCACGGATGCGAAGAGTGGAGGAACCGTGATGATTAGTTTTTTGATTCGATACATTGCTGTGGTTTATTTTGGATTCAGGCGAAAAACCTCGTGATAGAATAATGTCAATAATCAATTTTTGTGCGTCCATTGTGGCGATATATTTTATAACTCATTAAGAGTTTTACCATATCCCTTGAACTCTTAAACGTGATAAGGAGTGTGAATCACAAAGAGGGGCAATGTATATCCGTTCTAGCCGAGAGCGAATCGGAATACAACACCGGCAATTCGGTGTATATGGTTTGTTCATGTTTTTTGCTTTTGCATGAACCTTTCTTGACCCACTAGCGGAAAGCTGATTAAAGGACCGTCACAAGGTCCGGTGGGGTTTATGGTTTCGTTGCGATAGTTTCCAGTGTCCAAAGTAGCCGGACGCAAAAGAATCGCAACAGTGCGGATTAAAACACAGATGCATGTATGCCAATCCGTACTTACGGCGATAGCATAATGGATAATGCGTTGTGTAGAATCCCACTATACACAAAGAACCGTGGTTCAAATCCACGGTTGCCGATTTCCCCGATAGAGGGGATGATGCAATGCAAAGGTACCTAGAACTTTCCTGTTTTGCGATATAATCATTAGTCATTTGAATGGGTGCCTTTGCTGATGTGTGGCGCAAAGGGTAGACGCAGGAAACCACAAGTACGATGCCAAAGTGAGCCGAAAGGATATGGACAAAGGCATCATGTGAGGTTCGATTCCTTACCACATCAATGTTCCGGTTCGCTACCGGATAAGCAAGCGTTTCGGTATTCCTTGATGAAATAATTAAAATGCTTGTGTTGGTTGTCTGACGGTAGAGTATGGACAGAATAGTAATAAGTGACCGGATAATACTTTCCAACACAAGAAACCGAATATAACTGGAGATGTAAAATGGCAAGAATAGAAAATATCAAGGTTTTTGGAATTGAAGATAGTTTTAGAGCAAGTAAATATCCGTTTGCGGTAGATATAAATGCTGTGAATGACAAATTTACCGATAGAATTGATAATCTTGGAAGATGTGACATAGGCACAGGGCATGACAATTTCCTTAACGGAGTGATTGTTCAGTTTGATTTGACATTCAGCAATAAGGCGTGGGTGGAATTGCAAAGATACCACTTTATTGACTTTGTATCGAGTCAGTCAACAATGCACTGTATCAGCAAAATGGATATTAAGTGTATGTGCAACGACTATGTGTCTGATGCAGTTATCGAAGAAGTCGAGAGATTGAAAGAAATTTACTTGAAAACAAAAGACAACGAAGATTATTTGCGACTGTTATACAATATTCCGTCTGGATTTGAGTTGACTGCGAGGATGACAACAAATTATAGGCAGTTAAAGACGATTTACAAGCAGAGAAGAAATCACAGACTACCAGATTGGCATATATTTTGTGATTTTATTAAAAAATTACCACATAGCGAGTTGATAACTGGAAAGGATGATTAGGCATGTGTGAATTTTGCAAAAAAATTTATACCAAAGATTACACAAGCACAAAATACAAAGATTACATATACAAAGATGAACACGGTGTTTATATACATTTCGCAACGGGAGATAGTTTTATGGATTTTGATTATGAAATCAATAATTGCCCTATGTGTGGTAGGAAGTTGGTGGATTGATGGAAAAAACTATTTTGTATGTTTCTAAGTCTGAAAAAGATATACAATTTTTTTGAAATATCTTCAAGAGAAATTAGAAGCAGAAGAAAAGGAGTATTTCATAGACAAAAAAAACAAAGTTTTGAAAACGTCAAAATATAATATTATCGGCAAGAATTTTTATGAAAATATTGCTGGAAAAGGATATGGATATTGTTTATATTATTGCTTTTCAAGTAATTTTAATAAATATAAGTGTAGTCAATCGGAATATGAGAAACTGCACGAAATCCTTATTCACACAAGAGAAGGTTCGATGGAAATATGTGAACATGAAATTTTGCATATGCTAGGGTTAGTTTAAAAGGCGGTGGAAGAATGAAACATCAAAAAGAATGGCACACTTGCGACAGGTGTGGGAAAGAGATAAAAGTAGGGCTGTTGTGTATGAACTCAATCACAAAAAGTGGCATATTAAATATGACCTACGATTTATGTAATAAGTGTATGGAAGATTTTGAGAGGTTTATGAAAAATGAGTGATGTAAGATTGGTTGGTAAGATTGATTCACGGAAATTGGTTCCTTGTTTCAACGAAAATAATAAAATACCTGCAAATATGATTTCGGAAAGTAATACGATTTTGAGTTTGGGGATAAAAGCATTAAGAGAATTGCGTGATTGTGATATAGAACATTTTGTTTTGCCTAGTGAAGAAATCACAAAAAGGTTATGGAAAAATAAAAACGTGAAAGAATACGGAGAAAAGACAGATAAAGTTGAAACTTGTGAATTTCCAGAAAGGGTTTGTCATTATGAAAATAACAGAAATGAATAATTGCATTGAAAAAATGAGAGAGTGTTACAGTTTTGATGATGATAAAACGGAAATATGGCTTGGAGGAGATGCACGTAGTTCATGTAATAGATATATTTCTGTTTGTACAAAAGATGAAAATGGAACACAAATTGAAATGACAAGGTGTGCAGATGAATTAGTTGAAAAGTAATTTCCGATTATCGGAGGAAAGGATAGTGAAGTAAAAATGAAAAAGATACCTACGTTGTTTGAAAGAAAATATATAAGCAATTGCGTTGTAGAAACACTTCCAATTGTAAAAAAAGGTATGGAATGGGTTTTGAATGGAGACGGATTCGCAACGGTAAAATTTGATGGTTCATGTTGCGCGATTATCAACGGAGAATTTTACAAGAGATATGACGCAAAGAACGGTAAACCAGTTCCAAAAGGAGCTATTAAATGTCAGGAAAAGGCAGACCCAATTACAGGGCATTTTCCATGTTGGGTAAAAGTTGATGATAAGAAACCGGAGGATAAGTGGTTCAGAAAAGCATATGATACTGCAATGCAGTGTTGTTTAAGCACTTTAACTGATGGAACGTATGAAGCAGTTGGAAAGCATTTTAATGGAAACCCGTACAATAAAGATTATGATGACCTTGTTCCGCATGGAAGAATCATTGTTGAAGTTGAACGAACCTTTGATGGAATTAAAAAATATCTATCTGAACATTACATAGAGGGTTTGGTATTTTGGAAAGACGGTATTCCTCAATGCAAAATTAAAAGGTCGGATTTTGGATTTGAGTGGAACAGTAAATAATTAAATTTCCGGCTAACAAACGGAGTTAGTCGCTAACCTAGAAAAATTATAGGCAGGATGCCTATTATAGCATCTCTGCTTGTGTGGAGGTGTTTTTTTAATGCATACAATTGAAGATGAGAAAAATATAAAAGAATACGAAAAATACATATTACGGAATGGAATAGACCGTAGTGTAATAGATGCATATTGCGAAGCAAGTAAAATTATACTTTGCGGAAGAAAAGACCGTGAATACGGATTGAAAGTATCTGCAAGAGCAAAAGAACTGATTTTTGAGTATATAAAATCAATTACAAATGGTGCTGACTTTAATTGGCTTGAAACACAATCTCAAAAAAACAAGCAGTCGTATGATATTTTAGATAAATATTACGATTTACTGCTTTATGAAGCGCCTTACATTCTTGATAGTTACATTCTTTACATAGAAAAAAACAGACCTAAGAAAGAAAGGTTTTACGAGCCTAGAAGAAAAACACTTAAGAAAGTTGTTGATAAGTTACAAGAGCTTGAAGATGGAAAGTTAGATGAGTTATTTATTCACATGCCACCAAGAATAGGTAAGAGTCAGATAATAACGCTTGCTATGTCATGGCATTGTGCAAAAGACGCAGAAAAAAGCAATTTGTATGTGACATACAAAGAGGGATTAGGCGGAGCATTTTTAACTGGTGTCATGGAAATCTGGACAGACCCAACATATTGTTTTTCCGATGTATTTCCAAAAGTAAAAGTTGCTGATACGGATTCAAAAAATCATAAAGTAGACCTTGTGAGAAAAAAGAAGTACAAAACACTTTCTGGAAAAGGATTGGAAAGTGGACTTAATGGAGAATATGACGCTTACGGATGGATGGTGTTGGATGATATTCTTGAAGGTATTCAAGATGTGCTTAACCCGGACACACTCAAACGAAAGCAGATTATCTTTGACAATAATGTAATGTCACGTAAAAAGGAACAGTGCAAACTAATCCATAATGGTACAATTTGGAGTTTGCACGACCTTTATAGTGATAGATTGGATTTCTTGCAGAATAACCCAGAAGCCAAAAATATCAGATATGACATTTTGAAGATACCGGCTTTGGACGAAAACGATGAAAGCAACTTTGATTATGATTACGGTGTTGGATATACAACGCAATACTACCGGACGTTAAGAGCAAAGTTTGAAGAAAACGACGATATGGCATCTTGGTACGCACAGTATCAGCAGGAACCAATTGAAAGAGACGGTGCAGTTTTTAATCCAGAACATATGAGATTTTACAATGGTGTATTGCCGGAAGAAGAACCTTACAGAATATGTGCTGCTTGTGACGTTGCTTTAGGAGGAGAAGATTTTCTTGCATTTGCGGTAGCTTATATGTACGAGGATGGTTCAATTTACATTGACGATGTTGTTTTCGACAACAGTGAAAAGAAAATAACAAAACCTAAAGTAGCAAACATGATTATTGATAATGACGTTGGAAGTGCGTTTTTTGAAGCAAATCAAGGTGGAGAAGGATATAAGGATGAAATCGAAGAATTACTAAAGAAAAAAGGACGGAAAATAAATCTACGTTCTGAATATGCACCTACAAACATGAGAAAAGCACAAAGGATATGGGATAAGGCTGGAAGTATTAGAGAGTTTTATTTCCGTGATGTTGGATGCCGAAGTCAGGAATACAGAAAATTCATGACAAATTTATACAGTTTTACGGTTACTGGAAAAAACAAACATGAGGATGCGGCGGATTGCCTTGCGTCTTTAGCATACTTCATTGAGGGAAATTGGAGTATGGCAAAAATAGAAGTGCCAAAAAACCCATTTAGAGGAGGTTATAGAAATTATGGATACTAAAACATATTTACAGCAAATTAGTAGACTTGACCGAATGATAAACAATAAGTTATCTGAAATACAGCAATTTAGAGAACTGGCACGAAGTGTTTCTGCTGTAAAAAATGAAGAAAGAGTAAAAACAAGTCCTAACTTTGACAAAATGGGTTCGACCTATTGCAAAATTGAAAAGATGGAAAAGGAATTGGATGATTTAATCGACACCTATGTAGATAAAAAGAATCTTATTGTTTCACAAATTGATGGAATTGACAACGAAACTTATTATCATATTTTGTTTGCTCGGTATGTTGAGAAAAAGACATTTGAAAAAATTGCAGATGAAATGACGTATTCATGGAGGCAAACAATTAGAATACACGGAAGAGCATTGCAGGAATTTGAAAAGTTATATGGAAAAACATACAAAGATTGATAATATGTCATAGTATGTCATATCGCAATTATTATATAATATAAAATGAGGAAATCAAAATAAAACACTGCCAAAAAAAGGCGGTGTTTTTTTATTGCAAGAAACGAGGTTTTTATGACGGAACCAAAAACGATATATTGTCCAAGATGTGGAAGAAAAGTAGCCACATGGGATGGACGTTCCAGTATGAATATTTCTGTGAATTGCAAAAAATGCAGAAAAAGAGTTGTTTACCATGTAGATACTGGAACTACAGAGTTGAAAAAAATAGTACAAAGGACAACATCGAGTGGAATGACGTTTTGTTAGTGAGGTGCTTTAATGTTTAAGTATTACGGAAAAAACATAAGACCGTTTACGGCAGTAAATCAATGCAATTTTGGAAGAAAAGTAATTTCTACAAATAAATCCAAAATTACAAAATTAAATATTGTCGAAGAATTAAGCAAGGCACTTTCGATTCACACGCAGAATGCAAAAGAAATCAATTACCTTGATAGATATTACAGAGGAGACCAGCCTATTTTATACCGTAAAAAGGTGAATAGGCCGGAAGTAAACAACAAACTTGTTTTAAATCTTGCTTATGAACTTGTTGAGCGTAAAACTGCTGAAATATGTGCAGAGCCTATTCAGTATGTGTTACGTGGAACAGACGATAAGAAATCAGAAGAGATTACGGAACTAAATGTTACGATGGATTCTGAAAGCAAACAAGAAGTAGATATTGATATTTGCCGTTGGAGAAGTATTTGCGGTACGGCTTATAGATTTGTTGGAAATGACAACGGAAACGGAGATTTGCTTGACGAAAGCGACTTTGCTTTGTTTTCGGAAGACCCACGCTACACATTTGTTGTTTATTACTCAAATAGAAAACCCGCATTTTCTTGTCAAATTAGAGAAGATGAAAACAATAATTCAATATACTTTTGCTATACGGAAAGAGAGTATTTTGAAATTGTTGACGGAAAAATTAAAAGTAGTGGGTTGAACGGAAATAACGCTATTCCGGTTGTGGAATATCCAAACAATGCAAGAAGATTATCGGATATTGAAATTACAATTCCTATTACGGATTCAATCAATACATTATCTTCTGACCGGGTAAACGGCATTGAGCAGTTTGTTTCCGCATGGATTAAATTTGTGAATTGCGAGATTGACAATGAAACATTTTCACAGATGAGATTAGAGGGTGCTTTAGTTGTTAAATCAAACAATGGCGAAAATAAAGCCGACGTTGATGTAATGACAAATGAACTGAATCAAACAGAAAGTCAAGTTGTTTTTGATGATTTGTTTGAAAGGTTTTTGAGTATTCAAGGATTGGCTAATCGTTCCAACAACAATGCCGGAGGTGATACTGGAAATGCAGTAAACCTACGAAACGGACATTATGATGCAGGACTAAGAACGGCAATCAACGAACCGATACTAAAAAAATCGGAAAGAATGTCTCTTAGAATTATACTAAATCGTTTGCGTATAAAGCGAAATTTTACGCTTATGCCAAGCGACATTGAAATACATATCAACCATAATAAGATAGATAATCTGCTTACAAAATCAGAAGCACTTAAAATGTTACTTGAAGCAGGGGTTGATTACAAAAGAGCAATTAAAACCGTTGATTTGTTTAGTGACAGTGAAGCGGTTGCACTTGAATCAAAAGACAGAATGGAATATCTGTACCCGACAAGCAAAGATACAGATGTGGTGGGACAAAATAACAATCCAGTAAATAAAGAGGTAGTCGAATAGACTATCTCTTTTATTTTATAAAAATTTGCAGTTGTGCGTAAAACAACAGAACAATTCAAGCGGAGCAAACCGTGTTAAAAAACGTGAATTGATGGAGGTAATTATGACTAGAGAACAGGCAAAACAGAAACTTATTTCTTTTGGAGTTGAAGAGCCGACGGATGAGCAGATTTCAGATTTGCTTAATTCAATTAACGCTGAAACAAAAAAAGAAAAAGAAAGAGCAGATGGCTATAAGGAAAAAGCTAATAAAGCTGACGAATTGCAGACACAGCTTGACGAGCTTAACAGCCAGAACATGACGGAGCTTGAAAAAGCAACAACGGCACTTGAAACAGCAAACCAAAAAATTGCAGAACTTGAAAAGAAAGATACAGTTCGCACACAGAGAGCAAATGCAATGGAAAAGTTTGGGTTGACAGCAGAGCAGGCAAGCAAAGTTGTTACAGATGATGGTGCTACAGATTATGAGGTTCTCGGTCAGATTTTTGCCGACAGTAAAAAAACGGCTATTGCTGAATATGAGAAACAGAAACTTGACGATACGCCTAATCCGGGTGGTTCTACAGGTGGAAACAATGGCGATGATAAGCCGGAAGATGTAAAAAATGCTGAAAGTATTTCATTTGGAAATGTATCGGCTGAACAGTCAACTAAAGACTATTACAAAATTTAGGAAAGTAGAGGTAAAGAATTATGGGAAAACCAATCGTAAGAGATTTTACGCAGGGAAAAGGCATCTTGAAATTCTTCCCTTATGAGGGAGCGGCTTGCTTAGTACCGCAGACAATGAAATCTACAGCAGATGAAAATGGGAATAAAATTGTGCCGGCTGGTACACCTTTTCCATCTAACGATGCAGATTGCAAAGGTTATCTTTTGCATGACGTAGATGTTACACAGGGCGATGCACCGGGAACTTACGTTTATCAGGGAACAATTGATTGGACAAAGGTTACAAGCCTTTCTATTGCTGATGCGGCTAGAACAGCGACACCAAGAGTTACTTTTTATGGTGCGCCAAAAATTTAAGCAACTAAGAACAATGGATAAGAAAATAGGAGGTAGAAAAATATGCCAGCATTACCATTATCAAAAGCATTTACAGCAAGAAGCCTTGGTGTAATGTGGAACAATTATCAGAAGACATTAGGTTCTGAACCATATCTTGGCAGACAGAAATTTGGAACACGTAAACAGGATTCTCTTGACCTTAGATTTATCAAAGGGAAAAGTGGATTGCCAGTATCTTTGAAAGCATCTAATTTTGACGCACAGGCAGAATTAAGAGATGTTGGTGGATTCTCTGATATTACGAATAAGATGCCGTTTTATCGTGAATCTTACATGGTAACAGAGGAAGAGGAACAGCAGTATGACGACTACAGAAGTTCCGAAAATGTAAATCTTGCAAACAGTGTTTTACGTGAGATTAGCAAAAAACCAATGATGTTAATTGAAGGAGCAAGAGTTGTTCCGGAACGTCAGATTTGGAGTTTGCTCGCACCGGTTGACGGTATTCCTAAAGTAAAAGTTGCAATTGATGGAAAACCTTATGATGTTGAGTATGTGCAAGGTGACGGTGCAGAATACAAAGAAAAAAACTTTAAAGAAATCACAGGAACAAGTGCTTGGAATAATCCAACAACAGCTGCTCCACTTGACGATTTGATTACGGCAAAAAATGAGTTTGCAAAACAGACCGGATATTCTCTCACAAGATTTGCTATGAATACAGAGACTTGGGAAATGCTTCTTAAAGCGGAGGATACAAAGAAACAGGTGCTTGGAATTACTGCTTACACTGGCGGTATCAGATTGCAGCAGGCGCAGGTTGCTGACTATCTTCGCGGATATGGAATTGAAATTGAAATCTACAATAAGTTGTATATGGATGAATCTGGAAAGGCACAGTATTTTATTCCAACCGGAATTGTATCTGCACAGTCTGCCGGTGTTTTCCTCGGAGACTATGTATTTGGAAGAACACCAGAAGAAAGAAGTGGAAGTCTTACAGACGGAAACCTTTCCATTGTTGAAACTGGTATTTCCGTATATACATACGCTACAAACCATCCAATCAACACACACTGTGTTGTATCTATGATTGGATTGCCTACGTTTGAGGGTATGGACAGCGTACTTGTAATGAAAGTTAAGGAGGACTAAGCCTATGATTGCTACACATTCCATAAAATATAACGGTGTGTGGTATAAGGCAGGAGATGAGATTAAAGAAACGGCAGAGGTTGATAATACTTCCTCTGCTTTTTCTAAGTCTTATACCAAAACAGAAATCAATCGTATGTCTACCGCTGATTTACAAAAACTTGCTAACGAGCAGGGATTTGATAAAGCGGAAGAGATTAGCGGCGCAGATTTAAAGAAAATGTTGATTGAAAAATTCGGATTATAGGAGTTTGAATTATGGATGAAGCAATGGAAGTAGGACTGCAAGAAGAAATTATTGCAGATTTGACAATTGAATATGGAAATGAGCCTACGTTTAATGCTGACATAATTTTAGTAAAGGTCAAAGATGCTATACGAGAAGTTAAGAACAGAAGAAACTATCAGGCAACATCTTATACAGATGAGGAAGTTGAGAAAGACCTTTACGATAACTACTATTCCGTAATTAAGAATTTGGCAGTATATGATTTTGCACAGATGGGCGCACCATTTGAAAGTAGTCATAGCGAAAATTCAATTTCAAGGACTTGGGTTAGTCGTGATGATATTTTGAAATGCGTTTATCCATTTGTGCAGGTCTTATAGAAGATTGTGCGTGAGTTGTTTAGAGTATCTAAATTTCTCGCAGGGCGTTTCGTGTAAGCGGTGGAGGGCAACGAAACACTATAATTTGCGGAAAGGCGGTAAGGTATGAATATTGAGATTGCTTTACTTATTAGCGTTATTTCCGTTTGTTTTTCTGTTTACTTTGGACTAAAGAATAATAAGCGGACAGACACAAAAGATATAGAAGAACGCGTAAAAGACAACACAAGAATCAATGTAAAACTTGATGATATAGGTCAAGATACTAAAGAGATTAAATCAGAAATATCATCCATGAGGGAAGATATTAAAATGCACAATGACAGAATTATTAAAGTTGAAGAAAGTTGCAAGCAGGCTCATCACAGGCTTAACGGACTTGAAGAACGTCTCAACGGAAAGGAAGTAAGAAAAGATGGATAGTATTATGAGTTATGTAAAACCGGAACTGATTGTAGTAGCAGTTGTTTTGTATATTATCGGTGTCGGAATTAAAAAAATGGATGTTATCAAAGATAAGTACATTCCTTGTATTTTAGGTGTACTTGGTATTTTGCTTTGTGCCATTTGGGTAATGGCAAATACATCTATTGGAACAGTAACAAAAATGCTTATGGCAGTGTTTACATCAATTGTTCAGGGTGTTCTTGTTGCCGGATTGAGCGTATACGGAAATCAGCTCATTAAACAGATTAAATCAAGTGAGTAGGTGGTTGCCTTGATGACGTTGGCATCTAACAAACAAAGAATGTTTTATTCGTTGCAAGACGGGCAAATACCGATATATGAAAGTTATACAGACGAAGAGGGAAATGTAATTTACATTACGGATGATGATGGAAACAAGATTGAAACCGGAGAAACAACAATTGGTTATACAAAACCAGTTGAGTTTAAGGCAAACATAACAAATAAGTTAAATGAAGTTGTATGGCAAGACTATGGTATTGATGATAGTACAAACTATGCACAAATCATTGTCAGTAAAGGTTATTTGCCTTTGAAATCCGGTAGCGTGATTTGGAAGAAGTCAGAAATCGTATACAAGGATGATGATAACACAATTCCAGATGAAAGCAGTGCTGATTACACAGTAAAAGGTGTTGCAGATGAAGGATTAAATGAGGACTTGTTCTTGTTAAAAAGGAATGTGAAATAGTATGGGAAAAAAAACATTTACTGCGGAATTGTCTGTAAGTGGATTAAACGCCCTTAAAAAGCAACTTTTACAGTATAGGGATGATTTACCTATCAAATGTAAACAACTTGTTTCTAGACTATTACAAAGTGGTTTAGAGGTCGCTGAAACAAATATATCAGAGAGTCCATTAGGAAAGTATGTTACGGTTTCGACAAACATATCTGCTGACAAGATTGGGTGTAACGGTATATTGCTTGCCAAGGGGCAAGTAAAAGAACAAGATGGTTACGCACCGTTTAGCATATTGCTTGCTATTGAATTTGGTGCAGGTGTTCATTTTAACCCAACGAAAAATCCATTAGTAGGAAGTAAATTTCCTTATGGCGTTGGTACATTTCCGGGGCAGACACACGCTTATGACGATATGTGGTGGTACTGGAATGAAAAGGAACAAAAATGGATGCCTACGCATGGTGTAAAAGCCACTATGCCTATGTATAAAGCCGGAGAAGATATAAGAAGCAAAATTATAAAGACGGCGAAAGAAATATTTTGAAAGTAGGTGGTGCATATGTCGGTGGAATGGGATGAATTAGTGCCATCTACTGTATTCACAAGGATAAAAACAAACTTTTCCGATAGTTTGAAAAAAAAATACAAAATGACAGACAAAAACTTTTCTTCCGTTGGCAGTAGTAATACACCAGCGGTTTTTCCTTTTGTAAGATTGCAATTGTTACCCGGTTCAGAAATCGGAGAAGATTTAGAGGGTGACAAAATCAATGCGGAAAAGTTTTCTTTTCAAATTGATGTGACTGATAATAAATCACAAGCAAGAGCAAAAGAAGTTATAAGGGAAGTTAAGAGAATTATGAAAACAATGCGTTTTCGTGGTTCTTCAATGCCTACGCAAGATGATACAAAAGAAACTTACCGGCAAACTGCTAGATTTAGCAGAACAATCGGAAAGAATGATGTATATTGACGTAAATACAAGCCGAAAGGCTTTATTTTTTTATCAAATTTAAGGAGGTAACAAGATGGCTTCAACAAGTTATTTGGCAAGAATTATCTACAAAGAACACAGCGAAGATGGATTTGCAGGAACATACAAATTGATGTTACGTGCAAAGTCAATTCCATCGCCAACATCTGCACCGAACACTGTAGAAAGTACCACGATGGAGGATGATGCACAGACCTTTGAAATGGGTATTAAACAGTCTGACGCAAAAGAGTTTACAGGAAACCTTGAAAAAGATGATTTTAGTGCTCTTTTGAATGTTGAGGGTAAAAAATGCGACATTATTCAGTTGTATGGAACGGATGGCGTTGGTGGTGTTGCCAAAGCAGCATATGTAGGGCAGATTACACCTACTGTAAATGATGTAGGCGGCGTAGATGAAATTCTTGAAATGACCGCTACCGTTGTTCAGAATACCGTGCCTAAATGGGTTACTGACCAACTTACAGTCGTTGATAACAAGGATGGTACTTTCACTGTTACAAAAGTGGGGTAACAAGCTATTCAACGAGAAACACTAAAAAGGCTGTGTTGAGTAGCGAGGATGAAGAGACAGCCGAACCGGAACTCGAATAATATATGCAGTAAAAAAGAGAGCCACCTTTCGGGGTGGCTCCTTTCCACTAAAAGTGGGGAAAGGATAAATCATTATGGAATTAAAAGTTAAAGGTAAGGAATACAAGGTTAGATTTGGATATAACAGTTTCTGCGACACAGATTTGATGGACAGAACAAAGGATTTGCTTGGAATTTTTGACAGTGAAGAAGTTGAAAATGACAGTGATGTTGGCGGCATTGGCAAGGTTAAAGAATTGTTTTGCTGTGTTCGTGATTTGCTTTATGTTGGATTTCAGAAAGAAAATCCAGTTGAGAGCGTTCAGGAAGTAGGAGATATTCTTGACGATTACCACGATGAATCGCCAGATAAAGGAATCCTTGATTTGTTTACGCAGTTGACGGAGGAATTGATGAGTAAGGGTTTTTTGGGAGACCTGTTAAACCAGATTGGGGAGACAGAGGAAGCATCGGAGAAAGTAACGAAACTTCCGCAGGACCACAAGAAGCCACAAAAAAAATAAATAAGTCATACTCGGATTTTATATATGAAGATGCAATACCTCATTATCTTTCCTATGGAGTTTCTTACGATAGGATTATGGAAAGTTGTCCAAAAGACTTATATCCATATGACAAAGCGCATGAAATCCAGTTAAAAGAACAAGATGAATTGCAATATAGGTGGTGGGGCAATTATGGCATATCTGCTTTGATTGTAGCCATAGACATTTGCTTGCATGGTGAATCAGCAAAATCGGAATATATTAAAAGTCCAATTATGGCAAAAATGTTTGAAGAAGAATATATAGCAGAAAAAGAAACAGAAGAACAAGAGATAAAGAAAGCAATTGAAATTGAAAAACAGTGGATGGCAAGGTCTATGAACAAGGGATTGCCAGAAACAATCATATAAGGAGTGTTAAAAAATGAAAAAAAAACATTCAATTAGAATTGACAGAAAAAAGTTACATCCATGGTTAAACTACAAACTTGGACTTTTGCTTAAAGAGTGTGCAAAAAATGGAATCTATCTGATTATCACAGAGGGATTTCGTACAAAAGCATATCAGGATTCGCTTTATGCAAAGGGAAGAACAAAACCCGGTGTAATAGTAACAAATGCTCCGGGAAATTCTTATTCTTCACAGCATCAGTGGGGTATCGCTTTTGACATTGCAATCAATGATTCTAAACTGCTTTATAACGATAAACTGATTAGAAAAGTTGCTAAGATTGCAAAATCAAAGAAAGTTGGTTTGAAATGGGGCGGCGATTGGAAGTCTATTGTTGATACCCCACACTTCTATCTTGGCAAGTGGGGAAGTACAACTAAAAAGTTAATGTCCACATATGGCTCTTTTGATAAATTCAAGAAAACATGGACCGGTAAATTACGTTGCAACACATATTTGAGAAAAGGACGTTTGTTTACGTCTAAAAAACTTATGACAATTCAAAAAGGTGAAACCGTACGGATTCTGTGGAAATCAAAAGTAAGCAGAGTTGCCAAAATTGAGTATGCAAGAAAGTACGGTTTTATTAGATTGAAAAATCTTGCGTAATGCAAATGATAGATAGTGAGGTGTTAGTATGTCAGAAACAGTTGAATCGTTGGATATTAAAATAAATGCAACGGCAAAAAGTGCCAAAGATGAAATTACAAATCTTGTTGGTAAAATTGATGTATTAACATCTTCACTGTCTAAGATTAACGGTAGCAATTTAAGTGGACTTGCAAATGGAGTATCAAAACTTGGAAATGCTACCAAAACATTAAGCGGAGTAAAGGCAGCCGACTACAATAGAATTGCAAAAGGATTTGAGCGTTTTGCGAAAATTGATGTTGGTGGATTATCTCGTACTGCCAGTGGTTTGAATACACTGGCAAATGGTCTTAACAATCTTGGAAACATTCAGAATCTTGGTGGCATTACATCTGCCGTAAATGCAGTTAAAAACCTTTCAAAAGTGAATATGGCTGGATTTGATACATCCAAAATGACAGAGATTGCAAATTCTGTTTCAGATTTAGCAACCAAACTTAGCGGTGTATCTGCAATTGAAAGCACTGTGACACGTGTTGTGGGTTCTTTAGCAAGGCTTTCTAATAGCGGTCAGTATATTGGTAATGTAACAACAGAATTTCCGATTTTAGGTGAACAGGTAGTAAAACTGGTAGGCAAATTATCTTCTGCAAATGCAATTGATATTAGCATTACAAAAGTTGTAGAGGGTATTGCTAAACTTGCAAATGCCGGAAAGCGTGTTGGCGAAACAGTTGCAAACCTTGATAAACTTGGTAACGGTGTAATAAATTTGCTGAAAAAACTGCAAAATGCACCTCAAATTAACTCAAATGTAGCCAACACAATTCAAGGTCTTGGAAACCTTGCGTCAAGCGGTAGTAGAATTTCCACTGTTTCTGATAGAGCATCAACAAGCACTAAAAAACTTGGAAATGCACTTAGTTCATTGAAAGACAAATTAAAAAGCGCACATAAATCATCAAAAGGTTTTGTAAGTAGCATCGGTATGTTTTATGCTAAGTTCTTCTTGGTAATTCGTGCTGTAAAGAAATTCGGTCAAGCAATTGGTTCGGCGCAGGACTACATTGAGGAATTTAACTATTTTTCGGTTGCGCTTGATAAGGTTGGAAAAGACAGTGCTAACCAGTTTAAGAAAGCCGGTTATAATAGTGCGGAAGAATATGCAGGAAGTTTCCGTAAAAGATTTGGAAAACTTCAAAAGCAGTTGACTGGATATGATGTTGATTATAACACAGGAGATGCAACAAATACTTTTTCACACAACCTTGGTTTGGATTTAACAGAGGTTATGAACTACAACGCCGCTATTGCACAGATTACGAACTCTGCCGGTATGCTTGGTGAAACGTCGATTGATTCCGCAAAAGCACTTACTATGTTATCCGCAGATTGGGCGTCTTTAGCAAACTTAGACACTGCTGATGTTATGCAGAACTTTCAATCAGCTCTCGTCGGGCAGAGCAGGGCCGTTTATAAATACGGACTTGACATCACCTCCGCTGGCTTAGCACAAACTGCTATGAATCACGGTGTTACAGAAAGTATTAAGAACCTTTCGCAACAGTCCAAAATGCAGTTGCGTGTTTTGACTATGTTGGAACAGTCAAAGGTTGCATATGCTGATTTGGCACGGACAATTAACCAACCTGCAAACCAGTTGAGGATGTTGCAGGCTGGATTTAAGAAACTGGCTTTGACAATTGGCTCCTTGTTTATGCCGATTGTTCAAAAATTGTACCCATATATGAATGCTGTGGTTATGGTTTTGCAGGATTTCGCACAGTGGGTAGCAAAACTGGCAGGAATCAAACTTGGTGATACGGATGGTTCACGGAAAACACCAGATGTGCCGGACTACTCCGATGCGGCAGACGATACGGATAAAGTTGCTAAGAACATGGATAAGACGGCTAAAAAGACAAAAAAAGCCGCCGACAATTTGCAGGGATTTGATATTGTAAATAAATTGCAGGACAACAGTGATAGTGATAGCGATGACGATGATAACGATAAGAATGCCAATATTGACCTTTCTAAGGATATTAGCGACGCATTAAAGAACTATGAAAATATATGGGATAAAGCATTTAAGAGCAACCAAAACAAGGCAGTTGAGTTGTATAAGAAGATGAAGAAAGCAATCCTTGACGCATGGAAAGGTGGAGATTTTACTTCTCTCGGTTCGGCACTTGCTAATTGGATTAACAAGGGAATGAGAAACATTCCATGGAAAAAGATTAAAAAGACTACGAAGAAGATTGCTAAATCTCTTGCTACGTTCTTAAACGGATTTGTTAAAGACCTTGATTGGACAAAACTTGGAGAAAATTTCTCCGAGGGATTGAATACATGGTTTGAAACATCATACACCTTTTTTAAGACGTTTGATTGGCTCAAATTCGGTCAAAGTATTAAAGAGGGTATAACGGCTGCCATAAATACTTTTGACGGTGATTTAGCAGGAAAATCGCTTGGAGCGAAGTTGCGTGGTATGATTCAGTTTGCGTTTGGCGTTATGGTAGATTTTCCATACAAAAACCTTGGAAAGAAAATTGGAGATTACATCAATGGATTTCTTGAAGAGATGGGAGAAGTACGAAAAAATACTGGATTAACTGGATGGCAGGAGTTAGGAAAGACAATCAGTGATGGAATTACTGGAATACTTGATACGATTGACACCGCACTTTCTACTGTAAATTGGTCGGAAGTTGGAAAAGCAATTGGAGATTTTCTTTCTGAAATAGAATGGGGAAAAACACTTTTGAAAGTAGGGAAAATAATAGTCAAAGCATTGTTTAGTGCCTTGAAAGTGGCTATTTCTGCATTTGCTAGAGACCCATTAGGTATTGCATTTAAGTTATCAACGGTTATTGCTGGATTTATGGTTTATAAAAAATTCAAAGCCGTATGGGGCGCATTGCAAATAATGTTTGGAAAGGGAATACAAGATTCTCTGGTTAAATCAGCAACAGAAATAAAATCGGAGAAAATAGCGTCAGCATGGAGCAAGAAATTTAGTACAATAGGAACAAAATTAGGAAAACTGGTTGGAAAACTTATGGTTGTTGAAATTGCTTTTCAGATTGCCGGCGCAATTACTGATAAGTTGCTTGAAGCATCTGGCGGTGACAGCAAACAACTTACGAAAAACTTAAAAACTATATACGGAGAAAAAGGTGGAAGTTTTGCCGCTGCATTGCTTTCTACGGTTTCAGGAATTACTGGTGGTGATTATCAATCAACGTATGGTTGGAACGCACATGCTGGTGGTGATGTAGACCTCAACAAGACAATTTCACGATACAGTGAATTTTCAAGTGAATTAACTGAATTGCAGAAAAAAATGGATGAACTTGGCATTGCCGCTCTTACGCAAAATAGTATTTTAAGTAAAACAGGAAAAAATTTGCGAAAAGGTATTATTACAAAAAAATCCGTAAAAGATGCAGTTGGAAAAAAGGGAATAAAAAAGGATGAATTGCAAAATCTTCTTGGTATAAATGGAGTAGAAAAAACAGCAGATTACGAAAAAGCACAAAAGAAATTAAAAACTACGATGGAAAAATTAAATGTTCCAGCAAAAGAACAAAAGAGTATTTTGAAATCGTTAGAAACCGAACTTAAAAATGGTGAAATCACATGGGAAGATTACAGAAAGATAACAGATAAGAACTACAAGTCAACAGATGCATTGAAGAAGAAAATTGATTCATTGAAGCCAAAAGCAGTAAAAATCAAGGCTGAAACCTCTGGTGGTGATGATGTTGATAGTTTGCAGGGGAAAGTAGATAGCGTAAATAGCAAAACAGTAACAATTACGGCTGGAATTAAAGGGGTTGATATAAAGACGTTTGGCGATTTAAGTATTGCGATGAAAAACATGAAAAATCGTGATATAAATGTGAATATTTCCGCTAATTTAAGGAAAGCGTGGTATAAATCTGTTCAGAAAGAATTGTATTCACGGACGTTTTCTATCAACGCAAATACAAAAGTGATAAAGGCTAGTGGTAAGGAAGTTGAAAAAGCAACTAAAAGCCAAACCGGAAAGAAATACAACGGAGAAAAGTTTAAGAAACTGATGAACGCTGTTGGAACCACACAAGACCAGTGGGGAAGAGTTGTTATACCTGGAGCAATAGATTACAATGGTAGTAGCAAAAAGGCTAAAGCGGCACAGCAGAGTAAAAAGTGGAAAGAACTCATTAAATATTTGAAGAAGTACGGAATAGCAACAAATAATCCAATATTGTTTGCTAACGGTGGATTTCCAGAAGATGGTTGGTTCCGTGCAAGTCACGGCGAAATGATGGGTAAATTCGACAATGGTAAGTCCGTTGTTGCAAATAACAAACAGATTACGACCGGTATTTCCGAAGCGGTTGCACCGGCTGTTTATGCGGCTACAAAGGCGGCAATCAAAGAGGAATTATCGAATGCAAATGTCGGTGGCGGTGATGTTTACCTTGACGGAACAAAAGTAACAACGGCAATTATGAACAACGCAAAGAAAATCTCCAAGAACAAAGGAATTTCTTGGAACATGGCTTAAAGAAAGAGGCTCATGCAAATGGGTCTCTTTTTTATGTGAAAAAGTTAGGAGGTGTCATATGGCATTTACGTTGAAGTTTGGTTGGACTAAGGACAGTTTAGAAGATATGCCAACACCAAAATATGAGGGTTGGAAAATCTCACGAGAAAAAGTGTGGAACGCAAAAGCAGGAAGAAGTTCAAAAGCACTTTACAACGGAAAGATAGTTGCAAAGAAAGTAACGCTTGACATGGCATTTCCGGCAAATTTGACGCCAAGCGAAATCAAGAAGTTGATGAAGTACGCAGACCCGGATGATTTATCAAACCGGTACGGCTACATACAGTTCACCAATGAAAAAGGAGAAAAAGAAACAAAGCAGTTTTATTTTGGAAACCCTAGTTTTGACGCAATGACTTTTTTTAATGGAAAGTTTATTTGGTCTAGCATACAGATACAGGCGGTGGAGCGATGAGTTATACAGCAAAAGTCTTTTATGTTTTGGAAAGCGACCCTACATATACATTGAAATATGATTCACTTGTAAAAGATGTAAATATCGGAGATTCGTTTAGTTTGTCTTTTTTGGATTTTGACTATAACAAAACTCATTACTACGTAAAATACGCTATCAATAACGGAAGTGTGTATAAACGTGGCGTAAATACGATTGATTGTAAAAGCATGATGATTTCGGATGATTATAGGTATATGTCTTGGTACGTGTTCTGCACAGAAGATGAAACAGATATTACTGGAGACTGTGCAGTTTCCTATACTGACATAGCAACAGAATTATATTTGAGTATAAGCACAGGAAATTCGGATAGTGTAAGCACAAGAGGAAAAGAAACGCTAATATCTGTAAGTATATCGCAAGGTTGTGTTAGTGATTCATTTGCCAGTTATGGCTCTACTTATAGTCCTACTATGAGTTGTGAAATGTATGCAGAAAATAACGATTTTACGGATGCCCTTATTGCAAAGACATATTACGATAATACATTAAAAGGAACTATTGTAAATGCATGGATTCTTATAGGAAATGAATTTGCATATCCGGTACCTATCGGAAGATTTGTTGTAAAAGAAAACCCAACATACAACGGTGATACTGTTTCGTTTAATGGGAACGGTTTAATGAGCGAATACATGGATAGAGCAGAAATCGTCATTAGTTCGCTAAACGAATATCACAAAACGGAATTGGAAGAAAAATACGTACCTAGCCAATTGCAGTTTATCTACACACGTGACGACGTTTATTATTGGGAGTATTTGCCGCAAGACTTTTTGCGTGTCACAGGATGTCCGCTATACATTGATAATTGGAAAGATGTTTTATCGTCAATCAAACAATATAAGTTGTACCATTTGATGATTCCTATGTTATCAAATTTTGCGGACAATGATGAGGATGGTTACGATTGGGATTGGGAAAGCAGAATCACATGGAGAGATTTGTTGTCTGGTATAGCAGTTTTGTTACGTGCAAATGTGATTGAAAAAAACGGTGCTTTTTATATTAAGCAGTTACCAGAGTTGCAAGCAGATAACAATTACAGACCTATATTTAATGGAGATACCTATGATTCTAATGCGATTTTCGGAAACAACCTTATGTGTCCAAATAACGTATCTGTAAAGGCTAATAATTGGTACTTTTACGAGACAAACAGTGACTATGTTGGATTTGGATATTACGAGGGTGAATCCACGGTCGTATTGAATGACAAGGCAAGCAGTGTATCGAATGTAGAGAATTATCCAGTGACGATTGAAACACCTTGGATATTATACGAAACGCTTGACAGAAATACGGTTCATACGTATTTAGGACAAGTTACGCCAATGCAGTGGAAAACAGGGTTATCCTTTTTGAACAAGGCGTTTGTTTACCATAAAGCGAGTATCGAAACAATGTACTGGCATCCTCTTATGTCGGTTGGTGAAATGCTTACGTTCGAGGACTATGACGGAGTTAAGAAGTATGTGCTTGTCGGAGAAATGACGCTGCACTACGACGGTGGGTTTTATGCAGAGATTACGTCACCGTGTGAAGTGCAGGAATCAAACGCATCGTCAGTTGGTAGCAGTGGTTCCAGTAGTTACAATAGTGGAACAATGGCGCAGGCAAGCGGAACGGTTACTAGTACAATCCTTGGTGCTATTTTCAAGGATGGAGTTATTACAAATAGTAAAATTGCGGATTCCACGATTGAGAATAGCAAGATTAAGGATTCTACAATCACCAACGCAAAGATTTCGGATGCTACGATTGAATGGGAAAAGGTGTCGAAATCTTTTATTACGGATTTAACGGCAGATAATGCGTATATTGAACATCTGAAAGCAACTATCGGTGAGTTTGGATATATTACTGCCGAAAATGCTGATTTGACATATGCAACTATTACATCACTGCAAGCAGTAGACGGAAAGATAGATACATTGTCCTCAAAGGCTATCACTACAGAAAACCTTAGTGCAAAGGTAGCAGACCTAGGCTATTTGTCAGCGGAGAGTGCAGATTTAAAATATGCAAACATCAAATTATCCAATATTGAAGTTGCAGATATTGCTACATTATTTGCAGAAGTTGGTCTTATTGATAGAGCAACAATCGTAGAAGGACATATCACTGGTTTTTTAGACAGTGTTGAAGTCAACGCCGCAAACATTACGGCCGGCACTTTAGTGGCAGACAGAATATTGCTAAAAGGCGAAAATGGTTTGCTTTATTCGCTGAATAATTTAGGGGAACTTCAAAGTAAAACAGTTGATACTTTGGATGGATATATACTTACTGACCGGACCGTAAATGCAGATAAAATCGTAGCAAAAAGCATAACAGCAAATGAACTTGATGTTGAAAAGGTTTTTGCGGATTCTGCTGTTATTAAAAAAATATTTTCGCAAGACGTGACGGCAACCGGAACAATCACTGGTGCAACATTAAAAGGTGCAAACGCAGAGATAGATAACGGTTTGATTGGTGGATTTAATATAAAGGAAGATGGAATATCAAAAGCATACACGAAAAGTAGCAGTGAAGCTTCCGAAAAGCAAGATTCATATGAATTAGACATATCAAGCAATGGTATTCCTTCATTTAAAGGAACTAGCCAAATATGGGAAGATAACAGTACAAAAGTTATTTATGAATCAATTTTTGATAACACATTAACAATAGACCAGTATATGTTTTTAAATAATTCAAATGTAAAACAACAATGGTATAGGACAAAGTTTGCTGATTCATATGCTGGAAATATAACCATATCCGAATTAACATCAAACGGAGTAGTGCGACAAAAAACTAGTTATGGATTAGGGTATGTGGCTAATAGTTTATACGAAAATGGAGAACTCTCGAAAGAACTCCCATTTATGGTCGGTTCCCCACTTAAAATAAACTCTAATCATAATGCATCACTGACAGATTACGGCTTACAAATTTCGTCTACTACTGGAAACCACATGAACCTTGGACAAAGAACGATTCAAGCGGTTACAAAAGATAACACAGTAACCAATTTGTACTTAAATAGTTATGGTGGAAATGTTCAACTTGGAAATGCTTCTTCTAATATGACGTTTGGTGGTGCGAATAGCACTAGTATTAAAATTGCAAACAAGGAACTGATTGGTGTCTTTAAAGGAACGACACCAACTATAGTAACAAGAACATTAACACTTAATACCATGTCGCTTGCTGGTAACTATGATGGTGAAACTACTGGAACAATAAAGAGTGTAAGCGGATATGTAGTTCTTGCAGTTATTCCAAGAACAAGTGATGCCACGGATGTCTGCTGGATAAATTGTTATTTCGATTCCAGTAACGTCGTACACGCAAGGTTAAAAAACACTGTTTCCAGTGCAAAAAATAATTTCAAACCTACGGTAGAAGTGCTGTACCGTTTGATATAAAGAAATTTAGGAGGTAAAAGAAATGGATGAAAACAAAATCACAATCATTGACTACGTGGAGAAGAAATTGTCTGCTGAAATCGCAGAACTTAAGGTTCTGCTTGCAAAGACGGAGTTTAAGGCTTTTGCTTTGCAGGAAGAGAACGAGCGGTTAAAAGCGCAGTTGGCAGAAAAAGAGGAAAAATCCGAAAAGGATGAATAATATTTTTGAATCCTACATATAATATATTACATGGTAATCCCATGTAATCAAGTTTCGGTTTGGGAGAGGGGTTGCAAATTCCCCTTTCCCTGCAATTATATGCTAGGAGGAAATTTATGATAGGCGAACGCAGGAAATATAGAAGAAAGTTAAAGAAACTTATTTCCAAGATGAAAAACGTAGATTCGTTGAGATATTACTACGGGTACATTGCAGAAAAAGAAAGATTGAAAGATAATACTTATAAGGTATAATGAAATGGAGTAGGATAAAAACCCTACTCCGTTTTTTTATGACAGTTTATCGTATCTTGATTTGATAGATGGTATTGTCATTTTTTTGTTTTTCTTTCCATTTCTCTTTACAACATAATAAGCGGTTCTTCTTACAGTTCCCCACACGGAAAGCGTTTTTTCTCTTCTGTAGCCATAATATTCTTGGTAGCCTTGGCTCATGTATACTTCATAGTATTTTCCACCAGACTTTACGATTACAGTCAAGTCACTATCCAATGTATCTTCCTTTACATTTTCTATTTTGCCCTTGATTTTTATTTTCTTCCCCTTGTACTTACCTTTTTTCAATTTGGAATAATTGTATGATTTACACATTTTCTTATATTTTTTCTTTGATGGCTCTTTCTTGCCAGACCATCCCTCTTTGAATCCGTCTGCAAACTCTGAAAATATTCCCATTGTCCTTGCCTGTATAGCAGCTTTTGAAATTGTTGGAACACATACTGAAATAGTAAGCATTAGCGTTGTTGCTACTGTTAATAGTTTCTTCATAAAACACATCTCCAATCTTTTTTATTTACACAATAATGAATGGTATCATTATTGTGTATCAGTTTTGTTTGCTCTCCAAAGCAGGTCAATTCCCTCTAAAATATATTTTCTGGCTTTTTCATCGAGGGTATAATATTTCTTAATGGCTTCTTTTAGTTCTACATCTTCTGAAATATGAGCGTCCAAAAGGGCATCTTCTTCTGAATATGTTTTATCTTTTCCATTAACCAAATAATCAATAGAGCAATCTAAGCATTCTGCAATTTTTCTAATTTTTGAAATTTTAGGCTCACTTTTACCCTTTTTCCAATCGGAAAATGTACTTTTGGGAAAATCACAATATCTTGCTACTTTTGCATCATTTAAACCTTTTAAATCTCTTAATTTACAGTATCTTTCGTACATAGAAAATCTCCTTATCAAAAAAAGTTGCAATTTCTCAACTTTTAGGGTTGACAAACAAGACTCCCTAATGTATTATAAAAACAAGTTAGGAAATCTCAACCAATTCAAAATTGAGAAATTTATATTATGTTTTTTGCACAATTCATAGTATATACGATTTTCTAACTTTTATCAAGACATAGTTGTGAAAATCGAACAACTAAAAAGGATTTTCGGTAAAAAGACTGTTAGTGTGCCGTCACTAACAGTCCTTTACCCCAATTTTTATACCGTATGCACTTTGCAGTCTTTCGACGCATTGTACGACACCAATGCTTCTTAAAGCACTCTGCCACTTATGCAGTTTGGGTTCAGCATAATTTATTGCCATTAGTTGGCAGATTGCAAGGAACAAGCGGTGTAGTGTGACAAATATCGGAATGTCAACCTCGAGTTTTTAACGAACTTCTCTGTTCGGCTACGCTACACTTGATGTTACATTTCACTCCATTTTAACGTGCTGTGGCTTCACGATTGCGACCTTGCAAATGCGGAACAGGCAAATTCAAAATTGCTTTCAAGGTATACACCTCCTAAGATGAATTTACCTAAAATGGCTTATTTATTATAACGAAAATCCTAACGCAAGTCAAGAAAGGAGATGAGATTTTGGACAAGGGAAATAGAAAGAAAAGTTTTAAAAAGTTAGAATTGCTTGTTAATTCGAGAAACATTACCTTTTATAAATTGGCTGATGAACTCGGATTGGCTAGAAGTACTTTTTCGGATTGGAAATCTGGGAAATCAATGCCAAAGACGGATAAACTGATTAAGATTTCGAATTACTTTGGTGTAGAAATTTCCTATTTTATTGAGTAAAGAAAGGAGTAGACATGAACGATTTACAGATTTTTGAAAATTCAGAGTTTGGAAAAATCCGTACCATTACAAAGGATAATGAGCCTATGTTTTGCTTGGCTGATGTGTGTAAGGCACTTGAACTTACAAATAGCAGAAGTGTAGCGGATAGATTAGAAGATGACGAGCGGTGTAAGTTAGACTTACCCCGTCAGGGCGAGACTTGGTTTGTTACAGAAAGCGGATTGTATGCTGTTATTCTTCGTAGTGATAAGCCGAATGCAAAGAAGTTTCGTAAATGGGTAACTGGCGAGGTGCTTCCATCTATCCGCAAGAATGGCGGTTACATTGCCAATCAGGAGAATCTTACTCCAGAACAGATTGTAGCCAACGCATTAGTTGTGGCACAGAACATCATAACTCAAAAGGACAAGCAGATTGAGGAAATGACACCAAAGGCGAATTACTTTGACGCTTTGGTAGATAAGAAATTGAATACCAACATCCGTGACACCGCAAAGGAACTGGGTATCGGAGAAAAAGCATTTGTTTCTTTTCTTATTGAAAAAGGATATGTGTTCCGGCAGGGGAAACACAAACAGTTGCGTCCATATGCCAAATACACAGAGAGCGGAAACGGCTTGTTTGTCTTAAAGGACAAGCACAACGAGCAGAACGGTTGGGCAGGACAGCAGATGTATGTCACTCCAAAGGGAAAAGAAACATTCCGTCTGCTTTTGGAAGAAAGGGAGTGAGCCTATTATTCAGAAGATGATATTGGCGGTTCTGACATTTCTTCTTATTATAACAGTGGCAACAAGCGTGTTTAAGGATGTATACGCTTACGAGCCTGAATATGCACAAGAAGATACGTTATTTATAAAAACAGAAGAACCGCAGGTAAATGTGATTCCAAATGCAAATACGAACAGTTCTTTGGAATCCGCAAAACACATAAAGCAAAAGAAAGAGTCAAAGAAGAAACACAAGGAAAGGAAAGGCGTTCAATTCTTGATAACTGCATATTGTCCTTGTTGCGATTGTTCAGAGGGGTACGGAAAGATAACTTCTACTGGCAAGATACCAAAGCAGGGAAGAACAATAGCGGTTGACCCTAAAGTCATACCGTATGGAACAAAGGTAAAAATCAAAGGTTTTGGAACATTTATAGCCGAGGACTGCGGCGGTGCGATAAAGGGAAATAGAATTGACATATACTTTGAATCTCATGCAGACACAGAGAGATTCGGAGTGCAAAGAAGAACAGTATTTATATTAGGAAAGGATGAGTGACAATGATTAAGACAGATGCTAAACCGGCAACACCAGAATTGATTGCAAATTTAATTGAACTTGGTGCAATTTATGTGAAAGACGGAGAGTTTTATGCAAATGAACCGGGAACATACAGAAAAGAAAAGGAATAGCACCCTTGACCGCAAATCAAACTGCTATTCCAGTAGTAAATAACTATGTGTTATTTGCGCTCATTTTATCAAATAAGGAGTGAAAAGTCAAGATGAATACAATTTTATTAAGAGGTACCGTGGCGAGTAAGATTAAATTCTCTCATTCGTCGCATGGTGAGAACTTTTATGAATTTCGCTTAAAAAGCGAAAGAAAAAGCAAGAAAGAAGATGTGATAATCTGCTTGATTCCGGAAATCGTTTGGGACAAGTGTTCAATCAAAGAAAACGAGAAGATTGAAGTACAAGGAGAAATTCGGACTATCAATAGAAAAAAACATAAGCACATTTATGTATTTGTGCAGGATGCTATGTGCGGTGGAGAGGTAAATTCATTGTCAGACGTAAATGAAGCAAAAATGGATGCGTATATTTGTATTCAACCTAATTTACGGCGCACATCCGCTTCCAATAGAAGAGTATGTGATGTCATTGTCGCAAGCAACCGCCAATACGGCTCCGACTATATTCCATGTATAGCATGGGGGAGATATGCTACATACGTTTCAAAATGCGATGTAGGTACTCACCTGGAAATTATCGGAAGATTGCAGAGCCGTGAATATCACAAACAGATGGACGATGGCACAGTAGCAGTAAAAACCGCTTTTGAAGTATCAGTTTCAAAAGTCAAAGAAATCGGAAAGGAGAATGAGGATGAGGAAAGCAATGATTCAAATACCGCAGAAGAGGTTTGAAGAACTTATAAAATTGGAAGAAAGAGTAAATGTTGCTGTCGAAACTGCTATGAATGAAGAATATGCTTCCGTTACTGATATTTTGTTTATCCTTGGAACTGAACTTGCTTATGATATAGCAAATGAAAGAAAGGAGAAATATAAGAAGTGGATGAAAGAAAAAATGGAATCTTGATTCCAAACAAAGAATATCGTGCTATGGATGGTGTTAGTTCTTCCGATTTGAAAAAAATGGCTAAATCACCGGCACATTTTCGATACTGGAAAGACAATCCGGAAGAAGATACGCCATCATTGCTTTTTGGTAGGGCGGTTCACAAATACATTTTGGAAAAAGATGATTTTTACAAAGAGTTTGCCGTAGCACCAGAAATAGACAGACGAACAAAAGATGGAAAAGCACAGTGGCTTTTATTCCAAGACCAAAACGAGGGTAAAGACATTGTTTCCTTGGATGATTTTCAACAAATAAAAGATATGTATTACGTCTTGTATAGTAATTCATTTGCAAGAACTCTTTTAACTGGCGAAAAGGAACTTTCGTATTTTACGGAAGATTCAGAAACAGGAATTACTATGAAATGCAGACCAGATTGTCTTACAGAAGTAGCAGGAACACACTTTTTGATTGACTACAAAACATGCAATGACGCTAGCACAGATTTATTTATGCGTGATTCAATCAAATTTATGTATGATATGCAAATGGCATATTACAAACATATTCTTGATGAAATACTTGGTGTTGAGCATACTGTAGTTTTTATCGCACAAGAGAAAACTGCTCCATACTGCGTAAATATTATGGAACCAAATGAATATTATATGCGTTCTGGTGCTGATATGTTTAGGGAATACTTAAATCTCTATAAAGAATGTTCAGAAACTGGTAACTGGTACGGATATATGAAAGATGAAGTAAACAGTCTTGGATTGCCGAACTGGTTACAGAAACAGTATGAGGTGTGAATATGAAAAGATACGAAAATGATTGCGTTGGATGTGCTACAGAAAGTTATCCATGTGTAGGTTCTGCTTGCAAGTATAGAAACAACCCACACTGGTATTGTGATAATTGTGGTGAAGAGCATGAGCCAAACAAATTATATCTGTATGACGGAAACGAATTATGTTCAGAATGTGTTTTGAAAAATTTTAAGAAAGTATCTAACGATACGGAAAGAGAGGATGAATGGTAATGTCAAATGAAGTATTAGTAAGAAACAATCAATCGGTTGGTGGAAGTTTTAATAACATTAACCAAGGAACAGTAGCAGTAGAAAGTAATCGTGCTATTGCAGAAGCACAGGGGAAATTGATTATGGCAAAACAGTTTCCGAGAGATTACACAAAATCATATGCAAGTGCGATTGAAGCGTGCCAACGAAAAGGTTTTGCCGACAAAGCGTTTTTCAGTTATCCACGTGGCGGTCAGACGGTAACAGGAGTAACAATCAGATTTGCAGAGGAAATGGCACGATGCTACGGAAATCTTGAATATGGAATCAAGGAAATGTCTCATGAAAAAGGAAAGTCCGAAATGCAGGCGTATTGTTGGGATTTGGAAAACAATACAGTTTCTAGCCAGAACTTTACCGTTGAACACGTAATGGAGACAAAGCAGGGCAACAGAAAACTTACTAGTCAGCGTGATATTTACGAAAGGACAGCCAATGATGGTGCAAGACGTTTAAGAAGTAGAATCCTTGCAATTCTTCCTCCGGATTTAGTTGAGGATTGTATTAAGGAATGTAAGAAAACGATTGCCGGGCAAAACGATATTCCTTTGATTGACAAGGTAAAGAATATGATTACTGGTTTTGCTAAGTTGGGTGTAACTAAAGAAATGTTGGAAAAGCGTCTTAATCATACAGTTGAGAGTATCAACGATGATGAATTGACAGAGTATATCGGGATTTACAACGGATTAAAGCAGAAAGAGACAGTTGTTTCCGATTGGTTTGAACAACCAAAAACTGCATCGCAGGTAACGGAACTTTTGAAAGAAGCTGAAAAAGAAAAAAAACAAGAGAGCAAAGAAGAGAAAGGAGATAAAAAGTGACTTATTGCGTAACTATAAAAAACAATAAGAAAAAGTTTCCGCTTAAAGGGTTAAATGAATTGCTTGGTGGAAGAATTTACAATCAAAGATTGAAAAAGTATCACAATCCAGTAAAGAAAGCAAACGATGATATATGTCTGAAAGCCATTAAACGTACTCTTAAAGGCGTTAAAATTAAAAAGCCTATACGTTGTGTGTTTTGGATATTTCCAAGTAATAAAAGACACGACAGAGGTAATCTTTGCAGTGCGGTAGAAAAATCATTTTTGGACGCATTGCAGTTAGCAAAAGTGATTAGAAATGACGGATGGGATGATGTTCTTGATTCGGAGTTTCACACGATGGTAGATGATTCAAACCCTAGAGTTGTTGTTGAAATTGAGGAAATTGATTAAAAGAAAGAGAGGAATAATCAATGAATAAAGTAATTCTTATGGGTAGATTGGTTCGTGACCCAGAAATCAGATACACGCAGGGAGAAAATTCAATGGCAGTAGCAAGATTTACTCTTGCAGTAGACCGCAGATTCAAAAGAGACAATCAACCTACGGCTGATTTTATAAGCTGCATTTGCTTTAGAAAAACGGCTGAATTTGTTGAAAAATACTGTAGTAAAGGGAAAAAGTTGGCGGTTGAGGGTAGTTGGCAGACTGGAAGTTACACTAATAAGGATGGAGACAAGGTATATACAAATGATTGCCTTGTTGATAATTGCGAGTTTGCTGAAAGCAAGTCAACCGAAGAACAGAATCAGAAAAATGATAATAAATCTGGAAATAATGACTTCATGAACATTCCAGATGGTGTTGAGGATGGACTGCCATTTAACTAAAAAAGGAGACATATAAGATGGCTGATAAGAGAATGTTTTCACGAAAATTGATTAGTTCGGATGTGTTTTTGGACATGCCATTAACTGCACAAGGATTGTTTTTTCATCTGTGCATGAGAGCTGATGATGATGGATTCGTAGATGCTCCAAACCGAATTGTAAGAGAATGTCAGGCAACTCCAAAAGACCTTGAAATTCTTGAAAGGAAGAGATACATACTCACGTTTGAAAACTCTAACGTGGTGCTTATCAAACATTGGTTTCTGCACAACTCGATTGCAAAGGACCGGTACACGCCAACACTGTATACAGATGAGAGGTCGAGAGTCACCTTAAAATGTGGCAAGATGTACCCGAATTGTAGCAAGAGTGACAACAAGAACTATACGGAAATAAAACGTACAGATAACGACTTGGAAACGAATTGTAACCAAATTGATAACAAAGTGGAACATAGAGAAGATAAGGTAAGAGAAGAAAAGAAAAGTGATATTGTCGAGCAGAGCACGACGGACACTTCTTTGGTGAAAGAAATTATTGATTACTTGAACGAAAAAACTGGTGCAAGTTACAGATACAGTACCAAAAAGACACAAAGCTTTATCAATGCAAGGCTTAAAGAAAAATTCACTTTGGAAGATTTCAAACGCGTAATAGACAGTAAATGTAATGATTGGAAATCAGACGAGAAGATGAAAGAGTATTTGCGGCCCGAAACTTTGTTTGGAACGAAGTTTGAAAGTTATCTTCAAAATGCTCCAAAGATTTTGAAACCTAGAGCAGAGCCGGAAGAAGTTGTTCCGGAAGTTGAGGAAGAGGAAGTAGGTGCTGACTGGTAATGCGATATAAAGTTTACGAGTTTAATCCGGATGATGCTTACAACTTTGCTCGTCATGTTGGAATTGAGGTTAAGGAACACGGTGGCGAACTGTTTTTTAAGACTTGTCCTTATTGCAAGCCAAGAGCCACAAGGGGAAATGTTCGCACTTTTTCGATAAACCTTAAAACTGGACAGTTTAAGTGTTTAAGAGCAAGTTGTGGAATCTCCGGCAACATGGTAACGCTTTCAAAGGATTTTGATTTTTCTCTTGGCAACGAGGTTGACGAGTATTACCGTCCAAAGAAAAGATACAAGCGGTTGAAGCAACCAAAAGAAGCAATTAAACCAAAGCCGGAAGCGATTCAGTATTTGGAAAGCCGTGGTATATCCGAAGAAGTTGCCAAAAAGTACGAAATTACCGTACAGACTAGCCATCCAAACATTCTTGTATTTCCGTTCTATGACGAAGAAGGTGTACTGCAATTTGTCAAGTACAGAAAAACGGATTTTGACAAGGCAAAGGACGCCAACAAGGAGTGGTGCGAAGCAAGCACAAAACCGATATTGTTTGGAATGAAACAATGCGATGATAGTTTTGATACGCTCGTACTCACAGAGGGTCAGATGGATTCATTATCAGTTGCTACGGCAGGAATACCAAACGCAGTGTCCGTTCCAACCGGTGCCAAAGGCTTTACATGGATTCCCTATTGTTGGGATTGGCTTTGCAAATGGAAAAAAATAATCGTTTTTGGAGATTTTGAGAAAGGCTCAATATCTTTGTTGGATGAACTTGCAAAACGTCTAAAAGACCGTGTAGAACACGTCAGAAAGGACAATTACAAAGGCTGCAAGGACGCAAACGAGATACTTCTCAAATATGGAGCAGAGCAGGTTAGAAAATGCGTTGAAGAATCGGTTAGGCTGCCAATCGACAATGTGATTGATTTGGCAGATGTAAAGGAACTTGACCCATACAGTATTGAAAAGATACCGACCGGTATTGCGGATGTAGACAACTTGCTTTGCGGAGGAATCCCATTCGGTGTTGTTACCATCGTTACTGGAAAATCAGGAAAAGGAAAATCAACTTTTGTAGGGCAGATTATAACAAGAGCATTAAACAAAGGTGACAATGTTTTTGTATATTCCGGGGAAATGCCAAATTATCTTTTTAAGAATGCGATTGATTTTCAAATTGCTGGACCGGCAAATGTAGTGGAAGAAGATAGGAAAGATTATGTAAAGCGTTACGTTCGCAAATCTGCGAAAGATAAGATTGTAGAGTGGTATCGTGGGAAATGTATGCTTTACGACCGCACTATGGTTAAAGATGAAGATACTGACTTGCTAAATACGATTGAACGTATGATAGTAAGCCAAAATGTAAGAGTTATTGTGATTGATAATTTAATGACAATGATAAACAAAACGAGAGTTAAGGGAAGTAAGTTGGAAGCACAGAGCGAAGTTTCAAACGCACTAGAGGATATGGCTAGATTTTACAATGTTTGTATTATCTTAGTGGCTCACAAGAGAAAAGATAGCGGAATTGATGATGAAGATATGGACGATTCGATTCGTGGCGATTCCGATATTGTCAATTCAGCAGGAGTGATTATTCACTACAACGTAAATAAAGATGAGAATACGATGGAAAATTATCCGAGAGTAATTTCGGTTACTAAAAATCGTGTATTTGGAAGAACTTCTTACAGAGGTTGGAAAGTACACTACGATGAAAAGTCCAAACGAATCTACGGAGACCACGATGATTTGAATATTTGTCTTGGTTGGGATAACGAAAGCGGTGGATTTGTTGAGGACTACGATAATTCAATATTTAGTTAGGTGGTGTTTGCATGGGAAGCGTAAATGCATCGCAGATTCCAGAAGAACAGCATATGTGGACTGATATTTGGAATTGGCGTAAGAAATATTACTACCCGGAAGATGATGATTCTTGGTGGAAAGAGTTTACGGAAACTGGCATTGCAATCGGAGAAAAATACGCAACTAAATTATCGCATGAGATTATTTTTGCAATTTTTAATGATGTGCAAAGTCGCAGTAAAAAATCGAAATCAACGGAGGTATTGGAATGAATGAAGCAATTAAATTAGTTGAAAAGGCTCTTGAAATTTTGAAGAGCGAAGAGAAAAAGGAAAAGGTTGTTTTGAGCTCATTGAATCCGGGCGAAACATTTATGATTGGAGAACATGAATTTATTGTTTTGGAGCAGAATTACGAAACGACAAACGTAATCTCCAAAAATCTTATGGCGGAAGATGTTCAGTTCGACAAAAATACAAAAGATTATAACAAATCTGCTTTGAAACGGTATATTGAAGAAGAAATCAGACCTATAATTTTAGAAAATATAGGTGCCGGAAACCTTGTTGAACATTCTGTAGCATTGACAAGTGTTGACAATCAGAGCGAGTTTAATGATTGTATTTGCGACATTCGCCCTATTACTTTTGACGAAGCAAGAGAATACAATGATTTGCTTGTGAATGAAGATTTGCCAGATTGTTATTGGACACTTACTCCGTGGTCTACTGCTGAAAGAGGATGGAAGTATTGCATTTCGGTTGTTTCGCCGTCCGGCGACGTCGACCGCAACTGTTGCTACGGCAACATCGGCGTGCGCCCATTCTGTATCTTAAAATCTAATATCTTTGTATCGAAAGGAGAATAAAATAATATGGACTTAGAAAAAAGAGTTGAAATGCTTGAAAAGCGGATTGATAAATTGGAAAGTGAAAATATGAAAGAACGGCTTACTGGATTGAAAGTCGGCGATTATTTTGAAGTTGCCGGAACAAAATGGAGAATCCTTGACATCAAACCTTGCGGATATGTTTGTCTTTCAGATGCATTAGAGGAAAGAAAAATTTTTGATTCGGAAACAAATAATTGGAAACTAAGTAGTCTGCGTGAATATCTCAATAACGATTTTTATAAGAAAATTGCTGATGAGATTATGGAAAAAAATATTCTTCCGTTTGGAAGAGATTTATTGTCTCTTGATGGACAGAATGAATATGGAGATTGCACGGATTATGTATCTCTTCTTTCCGTTGACGATTACAGACAATACAGAAAGTTGATTCCTAACATTGACAAGTGGTGGTGGCTGCTCACTCCTTGGAGTACACCTTGCAACGGATATGAAACGCAAGTATCGGTTGTTTCGCCGTCCGGCGGCATCAACTACAACTGTTGCGGCATCTACTGCGGCGGCGTGCGCCCGCTTTGTATCTTTTCACCTAATCTCTTTGAATCGGAGTGATGATTATGGCAAGTAAAGAACTTACTGTAATTCTAAAAGCAAAAGATTTAGCAAAGCATACTTTGGAAAAGACGTCGAATTGTAACCACTATCCAAAGAAATTTAGATTTTCTCTTGTGGACAAAATGCAGAACAAGTCGCTCGAAATCTACGAATGTTTGCTTGAAGCAAATAGGACGGATATAAAAGCATACAAGAGAGAACGATTAGAGTTGCAGACAAGAGCAATAACACATTGCGATGAACTCTTGTATTACATAGAGTTATCAAACAGTTTAGGACTAATCAACATAAAATGTGTCGGTCATTGGTCAAAAATGGTTTGCGATGTAAAGCATATGGCAATCGCATGGAGAACAAAAGACAAAGAAAGATAAAATTATAGGTTATGCGCTGCTTAATCGGTTGTTTCGCCGTCCGGCAACATCAACAACAACAATTGCAACAACAACAACGGCGTGCGCCCATTCTGTGACAAACAGACAGTTAGAGTAGGCATTAAGCCGAAATCAGAGAAAGATACAGAAAAGCACATGACCTTTCCTAAAAGGATAAATACAAAGGAGTTTTTATTATGGATGATAAAAGTATTATATGCAATTTTGAGAACCTTTATAACGCTTATAAACGTGCTAAGGCAGGTAAAAGGCGCAATGAAAGTTGTGCTAGATTCCAAACAATGAGCCTAGATGGCGTTCATATCTTGTTAGAGCAGTTGAAAAACAAAACCTACAAGATGAATCCATATAACGAATTTAAGGTCTACGAGCCTAAAGAACGATTGATACGTTCTTGTTCGTTTAAGGATAAGGTTGTTCAGCATTGCTTATCTGATACGGTTTTGCATCCAAGACTGGAAAGCCAGTTTATCAAGACAAACTATGCCGGGCAGAAGAACAAAGGAACGTTGTTCGGCATGGATTGTCTGAAAAAACAGATGTTAGAGTTTTACCAAAAACACAAGTTAGATGGATGGATTTTGAGATGTGATGTAACTAAATTCTTTTATAGTATCGACCACGAGATATTAAAAGATATAGTTGACTATTACTTCCGGGACAATTATACAATGTGGCTTAACCATTTGCTTATTGATAGCACAGATGGTATCGGGGTGCCATTAGGAAACCAAGTGGCTCAAATATATGCTCTGCTTATGCTTGACGGATTAGACCATATGGTTACTGGGGAGCTTGGAATCAATCTTTATGGAAGATATATGGATGATTTCTATTTGATACACCATGATAAGGAATATTTGAAATGGTGTCTTGATTTCATAAATCAGTTTGTAGAAAGCCTTGGTTTGACGCTAAACGGTAAAACGCAAATTGTTCCGTTCAAGTGTGGAATACCTTTTCTTGGGTTCCACCACTACATAACTAAGGATGGAAAGTACATACGCAGGCTAAAAGGTGAAAACAAGCGAAAAATCTGTAAGAAGATAAGAAAGTGGGTAAAACTCGTTAAGTCCGAAAGGATGGCTGAAACAAAATTTTATGAGAAATATAATGCATGGAAAAATCATGCGTCGCACGGAAATTGCGTTAAGTTGTGTCATTCAATGGACTTATATGTGGAAAAGTTGTTTAAATCAAACATAGATAGCAGGTGATGATATGAATGAACAATTAAATATTTTTTCTGTATTTAGAAGAAATTTTGAAATAAATAACAAAATTCGTTTAATTGAACTATTTGCCGGAGTAGGTTCGCAAGCTATGGCACTTAAAAGATTGGCAGCAGACTTTGAACATTACAAAGTTGTTGAATTTGATAAATATGCAATGAAAAGTTACAACGCAATTCACGGAACAGATTTTGAGCCTACAGACATAACTCAAATAAGCGGTTCTGATTTGGAAATAGTTGACACTGAAACCTTTACTTACTTACTTACTTACTCGTTTCCTTGTCAAGATTTATCGGTTGCCGGTAAGCAAAAGGGAATGGTTAAAGGTAGCGGTACAAGGTCTGGCTTATTGTGGGAAGTAGAACGGTTGCTGAATGAGGTTGATAATTTACCACAAGTGTTACTTATGGAGAATGTTCCACAGGTTCACGGAAAGAAGAACATGGAAGATTTCCAAAAATGGATAGCGTTTCTTGAAAGCAAAGGTTATTCAAATTATTGGCAGGATTTAAACGCAAAGAATTATGGCGTTGCTCAAAACAGAAATCGTTGCTTTATGGTTAGCATTTTAGGAAATTATAAATTTACATTTCCAAATCCTATTGAACTGCAAAAAGTGATGAAAGATTATCTGGAAGATGAAGTTGACGAGAAGTATTACATCAATAACGAAAAAGCACAGAAATTGATACAGAAACTAATTGACAACGGAACACTTCAAAATACAATCACAAGAGCAGAGCAGAGCAGAGCAGAGCAGAGCAGAGCAGAGCAGACTTGCGTTGACGGAACAATTAACGAGCCAAGAGAAAAGCAAGTCGGAAACTGCATTAAGGCAAGATATGATGCAGGAATCTCAAACTTGCGGTCAGACGGAAACTGTATTGTTGAAAGGAATGGTTGATAAACAATTAGAACCACAAGCACAAAAAATTGACGTATCATCAACGCTTATGTCAAGAGATTATAAAGGGTTAAATAACTATGGAACAAATGGAGTGATTGAATGGAACCAATAGGAAGTATTTATACAGAAGTTTCAGACAGTTTTCAGAAAGGCATTATCGGGGGGGGTAGTATCTTCCGATGTGTCAAGGCTGAAAAACACGATTTAGGAGTTGTTTTGATGAATGAAGTTAAAAGACTTGGTAATTTATACGGAGAAGATAGAGGTACTGGATTTGCTGGAAATGTTTAGGATAAAGACTGTATCGCATCGTCTCTTACAACTATGCAGGGAGGCATGAGGGAACCAATGATTGTAGAAGCAAATTCAATCCGTATGGTTAGAACGGAAGAAGGGAAGGCATTGAGAAAACAATATGAAAATCACGAAATTGAACATGGATTTAATGAACATAGGGAACCAGAGTTGCGAAATGATGGTTGCACAAATACATTAAGTACGGTTCAAAAGGACAATTACATTTGCGTAGCAATGCGTGGCCGCAATCCAACAAACCAATCAGACCGTACACCGGGAATTGAGTTGGAACAGACACTTGAAGTAAATTCCAACGGAACAAGTAATTGCTTGACAAGTGTGCAGAAAGACAATTTGGTGTTGGAAAAGCCTAACCAGTTAGGATTTATGGATAATGGGACCGGTCAGCATCAATCAAACACAGTATACGATGAAAAAGCACTATGCCCTAATATTACTGCTGTTAATGGTGGCGGCACACAACAAATAAAAGTTGCAACACAATACCGAATCAGAAAACTGACACCGAAAGAATGTTGGAGATTGATGGACTTTTCGGATGAAGATTTTGAAAAGGCAGAAAAAGTCAATTCAAATACGCAGTTGTATAAACAAGCTGGAAATTCCATTGTTGTAAATGTTCTTGTCGCAATTTTAGGGCAGTTGTTACCGGGGAAAGAAGATTTATATAAGGAAATTAGTTAGGAAAGGAAGCGATTGAATGAAGATTTTAAGCAAGAAGAAGTATAGCAAGTTGCTTGACGATTTTAAAGAATTAAAGGATAAGTGCAAAGACCTAGAAAGAGTAAACAGAAATTTGGAAGAGAAATTAGGAGATAAGAAAACGAGTTATAAGGTAAACAGCGGTAAAGAGTTTTGTTTCAAGTGTAAAAATTCCTACAGGTACAGAGAATATTGGGGAGGAATGGAAGTTGAAAAATGCGGTTGTTTATTAAATGTTTCTTGTGAACAGTTTAAAAGGGTTGACGGAGAAAGGAGCAAATGAAATGTTAAAAAGACAATATCCAATAATGATGGGTTTGGGAACAAAGATTTTAACAGCATATCATCACCCAAATTTTAAGAATGGTTTGATGTTTGCAATCTTGGACAGTAAGAAAAAATTTCCAAGAGGTCACAATGTAAGCAACGATGAATTAAAGCAGTCAATGTCTACGGTCAGAGCAGAAATATATTTTAGTGATATTGATACACTTGACGGATTTATCAAGCATCTAAAATATGAGCGAGATTTGTGGGCAAAAAAGATTGATAAGAAAATGAAATATAGCGATGTGTTGAAAGAAGCGCAATCTCTTGTTTCAGAAACCATAGTTGATTATAGACCGGCTTGTGGATTGTATATTGATGGAATGGATGATTGCGAGCAAATTCCTAACGCAATAGTATGTTGGACAAAAAACGGTTCAAAATTTATATACATCAAGAAAGGAGAAGATAATGAGAATATGTAATAACACAGATGGTTTGCCGGAGTGTTGCGGGGAATGCTATGATAACGGATTATGTCAAGGCAAACATAAATGTGTAGATTCGTTGGTCGTAAATGAATCTTTGGTAAAAACATTGATGAACGAAAGTGGCAGACATACAAAAATGATTGCTAATTTCCGAGAAAAAGCAATTGACTTAATGAAATTATAAGAAAGGAAGTGGTTGGATGAAAATTGATGAATTAATTGAAAACGCAGAGGAAAAAGCAAGAGTGCATGAATATCATGCAGATATTTTTGAAAACGGGAATCCTATGCGTGATGCCTGCCTTAAAAGCTCAAAAGACTGCAAACAGTTAGCAGAATGGCTTATGCAGTTAAAAGAATATCAATCTTTGGAGGAACAGGGCAGACTTATCAAGTTGCCTTGCAAGGTGGGAGATACAGTTTACTGCATTTTTAGCAGATATACCAAATGTACACCTAACAATGAAGAATTTGACGAATATAATTGTCAAGGGTGTGAGTATGAGTGTGACAGTAAAAAGGAAAACTATGTACAAGATATGAGAGCATATAGTTTTGATTGGATTGCTACTAATTTGAAGAATTTTGGCAAAACAGTATTCCTCACAAAATCCAAAGCAGAAACAAAACTGAAAGAATTGAGAGGTGATCAGGATGGAAAAGTATAAATGCATTAAAGAGTTTTGTGTCCCGAAATATGACGAGAACGACAGTCCTACTGACGAATATATAACAATTCACAAAGGGAGTATATACGAGTACACAGATGGCTATATAGGTGAATCAGATATACGGTTGTATTTAGAAGATGGGGATGATGACTGTGGTTACCTCGATATTACATATGAAAGACTGAATGAGTATTTTGAAAGGATTGCATAAACTGAAAGAATTGAGAGGTGCTGAATGAATCGTAAGAAACGCTATGGTGTCTGGAATACCAAAAAGAAAGAATTTCAATTTGATATTTGCGAACCAAGCAAAACAAAAGCAAGAAAGAGACTATTTGAAAAGATTGGGAAGGATGCATACAAGTATAGATTTCAAATCAAAGAATTGAAACTAGGCAATCCAAAGGCTGAAAAGTTGCTGACTATAGAAATTGGAGGTGATAACAATGACTAACGCAGACAGAATTAGGGCAATGTCGGATGAAGAGTTGGCAGAGTTTTTAAATGGGGTAGAGGAATACGGTATTTCATCGCAGTATATTGATGTTCCGTGCGATTGTTGTTGTGAAAAAACAGCATGTGATGAATGTTGGAAAGAATGGCTTCAATCAGAATCGGAATAACCTAGAAGAAAAGAGGATGAACAATGAGTGAAGAATTAAGACCATGCCCACTTTGCGGAAGAAAACCTATAATCGAACATTGGTCAAGCTGTGGAGCTATGTATATGGTTAAGTGCAACAATCCGGATTGCCCAGTTCCGGTTACATCTTATCCGGCAGGGCATAATTTAGACGAGGTAATAAAAGCATGGAACAGGAAAGTTTATGTATGAAAGAAACTTGTGCAAATGGCATATTAAAATGGCTTCAAGCAGAAGCAGAATAGGAGGAAATATGTATTGTAACGGAACGTGCAAATATTTAAACGAACGTAAACACAAATGTGAGCTGACAGGAGAAAAACTAAGCTACATGAAACAAACCGAAAGTTTATCTTTTGCAGTTCATGAGCATAGGGGAATTTGCAAAGTAGATAGAGAACATGAAAGATAGATGAAAGCGAGGAATAATTATGAAGATTAGACCAATTCTATTTAACACAGAAATGGTGAGAGCCATTTTGGAAGGAAGAAAGACTTGTACACGAAGAGTATTAAAACAGCCATTTGAGGTACACCCAAATGGTTATATCACAAAACCTCGGGGGAATGAAAGGCTCTGCCCTTATATTCCACCATACCAACCGGGAGACATCCTATATGTCCGAGAGACATTTACGTGGTGTCCGTGCTGGGATTGCGGATTGGATACTACTCCAGATGGATGCAAGAATCCAGTGATATATGATTTTAAGAAGAAAGAACATGGATGCTATATGTACCGTGCATCATGCGAGGACAGTAAATATTCTTCAGCTGATACTTGGCATCCGTCCATCCATATGCCGAAAGAAGCTGCTCGAATTTTTCTAAAGGTTACAGATGTGCGTGTGGAGCGGTTGCAGGAAATTGATATTGAAGGTATACGCAACGAAGGATTATCTTCGGCGGCGGTTCATTGTGGAGATATGGAGATTGCATTGAAAGAGTGGGAGATACTTTGGAACTCAACCATCAAGAAATCCGACCTTGACCGCTACGGATGGGATGCGAATCCTTATGTATGGGTGATTGAGTTTGAGCGGTGCGAAAAGCCGGGAAAGGAGTAATTATGAGCAACAATTTAGAATTTATGAAAGAGCATAATTGTAAACATCTAAAAAACTGTAAGTTTGCTAGTGTTGTGAAATATCAGTATTCGGATGATAAAAAAGGATGGTATATACAATTTGGAAATGTGCTTCATGGTATAAAATATTGTCCTTATTGCGGTATGAGATTGGAGGATGAAAATGAAAGATAGGTATTTATTCAAAGCAAAGCGGATTGATAATGGGGACTGGGTGCAAGGTTCATGTGTATATACATTTGCACCTAGCAAGGGCTATGTTGTCGGAATAATGGTAGAAAGTTATTTTATTGTTGAAGAAAATGGCAATATGGTTTCAATTGACAAAAATACCATTTGCCGATGTATAGGGAAAAGGGATAAGTACAATCACCTTATTTTTGAAAATGACCTTATGGATGGTTTTATTTATCCATACATTTCTGGTTTGGATTCAGAACATGATTACTTTGCAGAGGTTTGTTGGTGTGATGATATTACAGGATTTGGAATATGCACACACAAATACAAAAATTCGGATGTTCGTGGTTCGGCAGATGGAGATGTTGATTTAATTGAAGACTTCGATTCCAGTAAATGGGAAGTTATCGGCAACATTTTTGACAATCCTGAATTGTTGGAAAGGTAGAAAGAGAGGTTGAAATGGAACGAGAAGAACAATGTATTTCCTTTGCAAAACACGCAATAGGGCTTGACAATAATAAACCATATAAAAGGCATGGGAAATTATTCTACAAGCCATACAGAAACTATTATGATGCAAGTTTTAATGATTGTGAAGTATGGGAAATAATGACTAACAATAATTATGCAGAAAGAGGTCGCAAGGATAGATATGGCGGAAGAATGTACTGGTTGACAAGGAAAGGACTTGATTGGCTCGGCGAAAAACTTGGAATAAAAATCTATAACGAAGAAGATTAAGAAAGTGAGTGATAATATGACAGAGAGTGAAGCAACTATGATACTTAAAAACGAAATGCCTGGTTGTGGAGAAAAAATAATATTTGCAGAAGGAGAGAAGTGCGAAGCATATGAAATGGCAATACAGGCACTTGAAAAGCAGATAAACGGCAGATGGATTTCTGTTAATGAAAGAAAGCCAGAGGAATTTGAAGATGTTCTTGTTGCTTTATCTGGCAAAATTAGAGGTGGAACGTGTGACGGAGAATATCGTGATGATGTTTGTATTGGATATTATGGCTATAATCGATGGCATAATCATACATATTTGTATGATTGTAAGGTTAATTATTGGATGCCATTGCCAAAGCCTTACAAGGAGAGTGAGGAAGAATGAGACTGATTGACGCAGATACGTTGTTACAAGATTTAGAAAATGATTTTTCCAAGGTAAATAAAGAAAAGTTGAGCGAAAATGATTATTTGGTAATCAGAACGGCTCATATTGCTTTATCAAAATTTATCAAAAAACAACCTACCGCTTATGATGTAGATAAGGTTTTGAAACAGTTGGAAGATGAAAGTAAAAAATGTTCCATTTGTGAACTTCCTACTTGCAAAGAGGATGAAAGTCATTGTTGTTATTGCAACGGATTAAATAAAGCAATCGAGATTGTAAAAGCAGGTGGCATGAATAATAATTCAAAAACAAGTGACTAAGTAAGTAAAAATACTAGAAAGGACGGATAACATGGCAGTAAACAAAAGAGCAGCAATGCGGAGAGAAAAACGTGTGCAGGAGAAATTGACCGGCGGTAAGCCAACACAAACAAAACTTATGGCAAGGGCATATATAACTGGTAAGAATGAGGGATTTGAACTTGCTAACGGAATTATGTTTCTTGCACTTTGCGAAGAATTTGGATTTGGAAACAAAAGAATCAATCGGCTTATTGAACGTATATCTGATGAATCAGTAAAGATGGATGAAGACCCAACAAAGTTTAATGTTGATTGGTACATAGATAAAGTCAGAGAGAAATGCGGTGTCCGAATCCTTAAATCAGATGAGGATGAGTGAGGTGTTTGTTTGAGCAATATCTATCAAAAAAGATTGTACGATAGAAGAAAGCAGAACGGACTTTGCATTGATTGTGGAAAGCCATTAGACAGAGACGGTGTACGATGTATAAGTTGTCGCAGTAAAAAGTCGGAGAACGAAAGAAGAAATAAACAATGCTATAAAGAAGTTGGCATATGCCCTATTTGCAGAAAGGTTCCAATCGGCAGTAGTGAATCATCATGCCCGGAATGCCGTGCAAATGAATCAATACAATGCAATAATCGAAGAAACAAAAGTGAAGAAGCACGAAAGAGATATAACCAAGAACACAAGGAATGGGCGAAACTTACATATAAGCAGGACGTAGAAAAAGGTATTTGTCCACGGTGCCGTAAGCGAAAAGCCGCTTACGGGTACTTGACTTGTGGAATATGCAGGGAGAAAAGCAGAAATAGTCAGAGAGCAAAGGCTAGCACCAAAAAGAAAACATGGATTAAAAACGGCTTGTGTTGCTTTTGCGGTGGAAAAGTAAAAGATGGATATAAGGTATGCGAAAAGCACTATCAGATGAATATGAAAAAAGCACGCTCGCAGAAAGCGAATGAAGCAAGAAGAGAATTACAAGAGAGCGGAATATTATATTAAAAAGGAGAAATAGACCATGGAAAGATTATCAGAAGAACAGTACAGAGAAGTAATTGCGGAAATCAAACATAGTGAACTTCCGAAAAAAACGCAGGAGTTTTTAATTGCGTTGGTTGATGAAGCCAATAAACCAAACAAAAAATTATAGGAAAGGAAAAGGCTTATGAGATTAGGAAAGTATTTATCCTCATTGACTAAGCCGGAACTTGATGAAATTGAAAAAATTTGCAATTTCACCGAAGATGAAGAACAAATATTCAAATGCATATCAAAAGGATATACATTAAGACAAATAGAGATGAAATGCAATATGTCGGAATCAACCGTCATAAGAAGAGTATCAAGGATTGATTGGAAAATAAATAAGGCAAAGGAGATGATAGAAGTGAAAAAAGAAATTCCAGTATGTGAAAAGTATAACCTTACTATTGAAGAAGCATCTGCTTATTTTAATATTGGAAAGGACAGAATGAGGGAAATTGTGAACGAAAACAGAAATGAACTTGTTCTTGTTATAGGAAGAAAAAACCTTATAAAAAGGAAAAAGATGGAAGAGTATCTTGACAGGACAATGGTTTTGTAACTTCCTATAAGTACCTATTATTTGCTATAGAGCGTTGTTAGTGATATAATTATCCTTTAACAATGCTCTTTTCTTTAAGAAAGGAGAATGTGTATGCCAAGCAGAAAAGATAACAAAGGAAGAGTATTAGAGAAAGGAGAAAGCCAAAGAACTGACGGTACTTATATGTACCGATGGACTGATTTATCAAAAAAACGTCAAACAATATATGCCAGAACATTAAATGAACTACGAAAAAAAGAGTTGCAAGTAACAAAAACAGAAATAATATCTGGTGTTTCTTGGGAAAGTAATAAAATAACAGTCCGGGAATTAATAGACAGGTATTTATCACTAAAAAAAGTCCGCATAACAACAGAACAGAAGTATATATACCTAATAAATATGCTTGACAAGATACAGATATTGGATATTCCAATCAAAGACATAAAAACATCGTTGGCAAAGCGATATATGATTACCTTAAGCAATATGGGGTATTCGTATGGAACGGTTCAAAATGCAAAAACACTTTTGAAACCGGCTTTTCAGATGGCAGTTGAGGATGATTATATAGTCAAAAATCCATTTCTATTCACTTTATCGAACATAATCGAAAACGATTCAAAGCAAAGATTTTCGATGAGTGAAGAAGAGGAAAATCATTATATTGAATTTATTTCCAATCATGGATGGTTTCGGCATATCTATGATGATGTGGTGATTCTTTTGAATACTGGAATGAGGGTAAGTGAATTATATGGACTTACATTTAAGGATGTAGACCTCAAAAACAGAAGAATAAATGTAAATAAGCAATTGCATAGGATTGGTGGCAAATACGTTGTTCTTCCACCAAAATCAAAAGCAGGTAACCGTATACTTGCCATGAATGACGCAACAAGAAAAGCATTTATGCATAAAAGGACAGAAGTTAGACCTAAAGTCGAATATGCAATTGACGGATATACTGGATTTGTTTTTATAAACCACTTGGGTTTTCCAAAAACAAGAAGAAATTTAGAGGGGTCAATGAGAGAAGTCCGAAAAAAGCATATTGAACTTGGTCTTGGAGAATTACCGCAAATAACACCTCATGTGTTAAGGCATACATTCTGTAGCCGCATGGTTGAAAAAGGTATGAATGTAAAAACATTGCAATTAGTAATGGGACATTCAGATATTTCTACGACATTAGATGTGTATACCCATAAGAAACCGGATGATGTTGCGAAAGAAATGGAACAATATATTGCTATGTAAAACGGTGTATTTGGTGTAAATTTGGTGTAAGTTAAAAAACAAAACGCTTAAAAGTACCGAAAAATGGTTGGTTATAAAAACTCTTACCATTTCGCCGCCTTTGAAAATTGAAATGTTCAAAAAGGCGAAAATGCGTTGTTTTCGGTATATAGAGGATTTTTAACTTTCGCATAAATATCTATAAATAACTATATTTTTTAGGAAAATGGTGTATAAATGGTGTAAATATTTTAATACATTGTTTTACACTAAACAAAGTACGTGATTGTAAGAAAAGAGCATTGTTTCCAATAATGCATATGAATAAATTTTGAATGATTTCTGACGGTTTATCCGTCTTTTTTTGGTGTAAGTTTTAATTGTAAGGAGTGATTGATATGTTCAAAGACGAGATTCTTGAAATGATTTTTAGCGAAAATGAAATGCAGAAAATACCTATTGGAACGCAGGCTACAGCCGTTAGCGTGTTTGAAAATGTTATTGGCAAAATAAGAAAGGAGAGTCCGGATGCAAAATTATCAGAACTTTTATCCGATGAATAATGGATATGTTCAAAATCCATACGCAGAAAGAATGAACTTTTTGCAAAATTGTCAGCAGAACTTACAACCACCTATGCAGAACTCTCAAATGCAGGCAACATCACAACAGACAAGTTTTATTGGAAAAGTTGTTGATAGTATTGACGTTGTAAAAGCAACAGACATTCCTATGGATGGGAATATATATTATTTTCCAAAAGCAGACGGAACAGAAATATTTGGAAAACAATGGCTTGCAAATGGAAGAACTCATATTTTGACTTTTAAACCAGTTTTAGATACAGAGCCTAACAATCCGACACAGGACAACACAAAAAGTCAAATAGGCATATCAGAAGAGGTCACAGAAGTAATTATGAAAAGATTCGATGAGTTAGAAAACAAAATCTCTAACTTGGAATCTTCTTTGACTAAAACTTCGACTAAATCTTCAACTAGAAGCACTAAATCTTCGACTACGACTAAAAAGGAGAGTGATACAGATGCTTAATCCAATTAGTTTTATGAAAGCAATGAGAAATCCACAGAAATTTTTAGAAGAAATTACAAAAAACAATGAAGTTATGAGTAACCCTATGGCGAAAAATGCTATTGAGATGTATAGAAATGGAGATTCAAGAGGGTTACAGGAATTTGCAGAAAACGTCTGCAAAGAAAAAGGAACTACACCGGATGAAATAAGAAAATCAATTATGCAAAGATGCAATTTACGTTAGTACATTTTGGGTTGTGCGCTTAAAACTAGTTTCCCATTTGTAAATAAAACAATGGAGGTAAACAAAATGTTTAACGGAAATTCACCTAGTCTTGCCGATATTGCGGCAGTGACAGGAAACAACAAAGACGGCTGGGGCGATGGAAACGGCTGGTGGGTCTTGATTATCTTGTTTGCTATTTTTGGCGGATGGGGTAATGGATTTGGCGGCGGTTACGGCAACGGCGGTGACAGAGCATCCGTTCCTTGTGCTACACAGGCAGATGTTAGAGCCGCAGTAGACCAGCAGACGCTCATTAGCAAACTCGACCAGCAGACATACGGACTGGCAGACAGTAACTATGCGCTGAACAACACAATCAACAGCAATTTCAGAACTCTTGATAACTCAATCTGTACGCTTGGTTTTCAGAACCAGCAGGGATTCAATGACGTATCTCATCAGATTTCCGACTGCTGCTGTGCAACAAGAGAAGCTATTCAGGGCGTGAATTACAACATTTCAACGCAGACAAACGCACTCCAGAACTCTATGTGCAACAATACAAGAGATATTATCGACAATCAGAACGCAAACACAAGAAGCATCCTTGACTTCCTTGTAAACGACAAATTGTCTACTTTGCAGACTGAAAATCAAAACCTTAAATTGGCTGCTTCACAGGCAGAGCAGAACCAGTACCTTGTAAGCCAGTTGCGACCTACTGCCGTACCAGCTTACATCACTTGCTCACCTTACCAGTCCGCTTATGGAGTAGGTCTTAACAACGGTTGCGGTTGTTGCTAATATACAAAAGAATTAAAACAGAATATCAGAAAAACTCGCCGAACTAGGCTGATTATTACTCTATGGGATAGGTCTATGGCTTATCCCATATTGATTTTTAGGAGGTATATTATGAGTAATTGTAAAAACGTATGCAAACTTTGCAAGAAATTGATTATAAGTCAGGCAGTAAATTTTACTGCCGGTACTGGTCTTGTTATCCAAATCCCGGAAGGAAGTTATAACGATGGTTCAAAATATTGCATTGTTGTGGCACAGAGCATTCCGGCAGAAACAACAATCTCTGCTCCGGTATATATCCAGATTGGAACTGGTACGGTACTTTATCCACTGACAAAATGTGATTGTACGCAGGCAACGGCTTGTAGTATCAGAACAAGAACAAAGTACAGTACAAGAGTTGAGACCACGTCAAATAGTGGGGTTTTCAAATTGCTTGGAAGAATTGCTTGCGCCCCAGACAACAGATTAAATGCAATAAACGGTGACGGAACTATTGTTACAACCGGTGGAGGTGATTGAGATGGATATTAAAAGAATGCATTGTATGATTGAAAAACTTTCCGAATGTGCTAAAAGCGAAATGGAATCTGGAATCCAAAATGTTGATACTTGCGAAATGGGAAAAGTAGTAGACATGATGAAAGATTTGTCGGAAGCAATGTACTACAGAACCTTGACAAAGGCAATGGATGAATCAACATCGGAAGAAACGCTTGAAATGTTTGAGCGTTACGGAGACGGAAGAAGATTTTATGACAAATACCGATACGCTGACGGAAGATTTGCTCCGAAAGGACGAGGAACGTACCGTAGAGGATATGACGAACCATATTATCATATGACCCCGGAAATGTACCGGGAACATGACCCAGAATGGTACAGAGATATGGATAAACACAGAGACGGTCTTATGTATTACACTGATACCGGGATGGATAAAAACATGAAGATGAGAGATTCCAGAGAGGGCAGGAGCGGAATGAGCCGTATGTCGTACATGGAATCAAAAGAAATGCACAAAGCAGATACACCAGAAGATAAAAAAGCCAATATGAAATCGTTAGAAACCTATATGCGAGAACTTGGAGAAGATGTAGCAGAACTTGTAAATGATATGTCAAGTGAAGAAAAAGAGTTGCTGAAACAACGTATGCAAGTGATTATGCAAAAAATTCACTAAAAAAAGGGGAGTTTATTTCTCCCCTTTTTCTAGAATATAATTTAATATAGCACTTTCTACTATTTTACTAATAGGAACTTGTGTTTTTCGAGAAAATTCCTTTAATAAATTATTTGTTTCTGGTTTTAATGTGGTAGATATTCTAACTCTGTTTTTTAGTGTGTCAGTTGCCATAATAAAAACTCCTTTATCTAATATTATTTAATTTTATATCATTTTTTGCTTGAAGTCAATAAAAATAAATGATATAATGTTATTAAATATTAAATAATGTGGAGGCAGTTATGAAACGCAATTTTATTGATTTGACGGGAAAAAGATTTGGTAGACTTACAGTTGTTGGTATATACGATAGAACACCTAATGGTTGTATAAGATGGAGATGTCGTTGCGACTGTGGAAACGAAATACCTGTTTTTAAGTCTGTATTGATGCGAAATAATGGTTCTATAAAATCTTGTGGTTGTGTATATTTAGATGAATTAAAAAAGCATATAGGAGAAAAGAAAGATTATCTTGAGATTATAGGAGTTGAGCAGATAGGAAGAAAAGGAAGAATAATTGTTAGATGTTGCTGTGGAAAAGAGAAAAAAATGAAATTATCACAATTTTACAATAAAAATGTTCATTCTTGTGGTTGTATTGGTGTTAAAAAAGGAAAAGATAGTCCTAATTATATACATGGAATGTCGAAAACAAGAATATTTAATATTTATAGAGATATGATTAACAGATGTTATAACAAAAATGATATTTCTTATAAAAATTATGGCGGAAGAGGAATTACTGTTTGTCCAGAATGGCTTGGTGAAAAAGGGGTTACAAATTTTACAGAATGGTCTTACACAAATGGGTATGACGAAAAAGCACCTAGAGGTAAATGCACTATTGACAGGATAGATGTAAATGGTAATTATGAACCAGGTAATTGTAGGTGGGTATCAATGTATGTTCAATCAAATAACAGAAGAAATAATAATTTTTATACCATTGATGGAGTTACTAAAACATTATCAGAATGGTGTAGAGAATATGGAAATTTATGTGTTCAAAGTGTTTACGGAAGATTAAAAAGGGGAATGGATATAAAAACCGCATTGACAAAACCAATGCAAAAGAAAGTGTCTGAAATGACAAATGAAGAGCTTATGGAAAGAAGAAAGCGTTGCCTAGAAAGAGATAGAAAATGGAGATTGGAACACAAAGAGCAAATACAAGCTTCAAGAAGAAAATGGGTTGACAACAATCCAGATAAAAATATTCAATCCAAAAGAAAATATATGGAAAAAAGAAAGTCCCAGAAGCTACAGTAAATATTTAAAGGGGCGTAATTGCCCCTTTTTGATTGGAGTGGTTAAATTGTATACTATGAATGGTTTTGTTTGGAATATAGTAACCGTATCACCGTATAGCAATATGCTACAAAGAAGTGACGGAAGTTATACTTGTGGAATGTGCGATAGAAACAATCAAACAATTTACATATCAAATGTCTTGCGTGGCGGTTTCTTACGCAAAGTATTACTGCATGAAATATGCCATAGTGCAATGTTTTCATACGGAATTGATATGACTTTGGAGCAGGAAGAAATGTTTTGCGACTTTTTGGCAACATACGCAGATGAAATAATTAGCATAACAAACAATGTATTCCAAACATTAAGAACTGCATTATAGACAAATATAGTCAAATATGATAATATACAATCAAAAATAAAAGAGGAGGGATTGCTCATGGCTTTGATTAAATGCCCGGAGTGTGGGAAAGAAATAAGTGATAATGCAAACAAATGTCCAAATTGTGGAAATCCCATGTATGTAAAAAAGAAACATTCTCCGCTTGGAATAGTCAGTGCAGTAATGTGCGGAATATCAATATTATTTCCAACACCGGGATATTCTACGATACTTGCCGTTCTTGCTATGTTATTGGCTATAATTGATTTAGTAAGGCAGGGGAAGAACAAATACATTATTGATGATTGGGTTGTTATTGTGATTGGTTTGCTAAATATTTTTGTTTTTAGGTTTTTGATAAAATAGAATAGGGGGATTCAGAAATGTCATTGATAAGATGTCCGGAGTGTAAAGGTCAGGTAAGTGATACGGCAGAGAGTTGTCCACATTGTGGTTATATAATCTGCAAATCAAAGGAATTGAAGAATTCGTTCATTGCAAATATGTTAGCGGCAGTAACCAATGTTATTAGTTTAGTTGGAATATTGGTCGAAGAATATTATCTATTGGCACTTATTCCGCTCGCTTGGACGATTGGTTTCAAATGCTATAGCTCATTTAGAGCAAACGAGGGATATGATGTTCAATATTATAAGAATCTTACAAAAGATAACTTAATTGCTTTTCTTATTATCCTTTGTTTTTCTGTGTTTTGGTATATAATGAAGAGCGGTATTTTATTTAGTTAGTATATAGAAAGGTTGTAATTCATATGTGGAAAAGACTTTTGATAGTTATTTTAATTTGCGTTATATTCTTAGCAGTTTTTTATTTTGGTAGGTCATGCGTGATTGTGTATGATACTGGAGATAATATGCAGAGAGTAAATGAAATGCTTGATAACTAGATTTATTGGATAGAGACAGTATAATTTATATTGTCTCTATTTTTTTTACATTTAGGGGTTGACTTATGTTGAACAAAATGTATAATATAATTATGTTCAACATAATAACGAAAGGAGAGATACTTTGGCGCAAAAAGTTGGAAGACCAACAAGAGACCCTAGAGGAACTAACAGAACAGGAGTTAGGCTTACTGTTAGCGACATGAAAAAATTAGAGTTCTGTGTGGAAAAAACAGGAAAAACCAAAACAGATATTCTTAGAGAGGGAATCGACTTGGTTTATAGGAGATTAACAGAAAACAAATAAAGTGTTGCACCGCTACCAACGAACACAACACTTTAGCAACAACTCCATAAGGAATTGATAAATCTATTCTATCATTTTCTTGTGGAAAATCAAGCATTATTTGAAAGTGAGGAAAAAACATGGAAGAATTATTAAAAATTGCTTATCGGAACTTTATGGACACAAAAGACATGAACAATTCCGAGGAAGTTTGTATTATCAACAAGAACTGGGAAACAGCGGAAGACGCCATTGCCCGTTTGAGAGACATATTAAACCCGAGCCTGTTTCAGAATATAGATGAATCAATTCGCGATGGCATAGCAGATGTACAAGAAGCATCGTTCATTGCAGGATTTTCATACTGTGCTAAATTTCTGACAAACGGAAAGATTGATTTCTTCCCAGAGAAAGGTGGTGCTTGCTAATGAACGAAGTAATTACCATTGAGAACACCGAAATGCAAATTAGAGAGTATGACGGTCAGAGAGTTGTGACTTTTAAGGATATTGACAAAGTACATCAAAGACCAAAGGGAACAGCAAAAAGAAACTTTACAAGGAATAAAAAGCATTTTATCGAAAATGAAGATTACTATTCAATAACTAAAAAAGAGTTTGGGACGAAATTCGTACCGAATGAAAAGCCATTAGTCGGTAATCCCAATTTAGAGGTTATATTGCTAACAGAAACCGGCTATCTCATGTTGGTAAAGTCTTTAAGAGACGATTTATCATGGGACGTGCAGCGACAACTCGTTAAAGCGTACTTTAATGTAAGACAAGTACAGCAGGAGATTCCGGAACGCAAAACCTATCCGCTACTCGTAGAGGATAAATGGCTTGCAGAAATGGAACCAAACTTTGAATATCTTTGCAAGCAATACAAACTGACGAGAAAAGGATTGTATCACAAGATTCTTTTGGATATTGGAAAATCATACAATGTAGATGATTACAAGATACTCTATAAGTACGAAAAAGGTTACGAAGCAAGGTTTGTTATGGAAGTTGTATCGTACTTTGCGGAACTAAGAGAAGAAGCAGAGAAAACCATACTAGAACACGTTGCAAGGAAGAAAAATAAGAAATAAATAAGAAATAGGAGCCTAAATTATGGAAAAGGCTCCTACTTTTTTGTCTAATTGGCAACCGGGGGGAGAAATAAATGGTTGCCGTATTATATTGGCTTTAGACCTTTACAGTGTACCATACAATCAGATGATACACAAATGATTTTTCAGTGCGTTCTCAACACGTTTTTCACTGATTCCAATATATCTTTGCGTTGTCGAACTGGATGAGTGCTGTAGCAGGTGACGCACCAACTCTATATCATAATCGTTGTTTAGGTACATTTCCGTAGCGTAGAACTTACGAAAACTGTGTGTTGATATTCCGTCAATTCCAAAGAAATCCGCTACGATTTTCAATTGTTTCTGTACGGCTCTTTCGCTGATTGGAAAGATTCTTGCGGTTGGTGCAATGCCGTTATCCTCGGTGTACTGCTTTAAGAATTGGAATAATTCAGTTGGAACCGTGAAGTTTCTTCCCTTGCCGGTTTTCTGCTCTACAATATCCAGATGATAGCGACCGCTCTCGTATACCACGTCTGAAAGCGTAAGGTGCAGTATATCAGAGATTCTAACTCCTATGTTTGCTTGCACTACCAACAATGTAGCAAGCCGTTTGTTTGGCTTGAATACGTGTTCGCCGTAATTGAAGCCCTTGCGGATTGCGGTTATGATTTCTTTGTAGGTTTCCTTGTCTAATGCTTTTGTCTTTTTGTTCATGATGAACACTCCTTTCTTTTTACGCCCGGTAAGCAAAATATTTTGATACCCCCCTACCTTTCAAATTTTCAAGGTTGGAGAGAGATTTTTTGCGATTTCGGAATTTTCGCCCGATAATGCAAATTTTTTGATACCCCCCGGGGTTACTTATTTTTATAGTTGCAGGGTGAATTTTTTCAAATTGATTTATATTAACAGTTTTTGCACTGTTTTTTACTTTGCTGATTTTAGATACACTAAATAAAGGCTTGCCCTTGTGAGACGTTCTAAAGCATCTATTTTGCCTTTTTATCTCATGAGCCTATAAACTTGCTATAGATATATAAAATCAGTATACGGCTACTATAAAGCGTTGTCAAGGTGCTATGTATTTTTTACATCCAAACCAAACCGGAACGCATCCGGCAGGGAAAAAACAGCCTTTTGTTTTTCTGTACCGCAAACACACCGCCGGAGATTTGCGAAAAGCAAAACGGCAGCAGGGCGCGCCAACCAAAAGCAGGCATAGCACACGGCAAAAAGCCGGAACGCAAAAACAGAAGCCGACCGCGTCCGCCATTTTTGCCAACCCTTCAACAAGAATTTAAAACCAATTTTCCAAATTTTCACCTTCTAAAAACAAAAAAGGCGCGCTTGCGCCTTTTTTTAATCCGGTACGATGTCGCCGTCAAGCAACAGTGACAAAAAAGTATCGCTATTCTCAACGGTAACAATTTCATCACCGTTTTTTTCTTCTACGCGCAAGGCGTAGATAAGTTTTTTACCCGAAAAAATTGGGCTTTCTTCAAACAGCGGCATCCAGTTACCGCTTTCTACCTTGTCAAGGTAGAGTTTTTCTATATCGGCAGTATCGCCGACATAGTAGCAAAAATAGGGGGATTCCCCCATTTCAATTTTTTCATTCGCCCACTCGATAGACGGAAGGTATTTTTTTATCGCTGCCATTTGCAGCCTCCTTTCCGCGCGCCATTTGCGCGCATAAAATTATTATACAGGGCGATAAGCCCAAAAGCAAGCCGGGGAATCGAACCCCGGTAAACGCCGCCGCTTGCCTACGCAATTGCTACAAGTGTATCATTTCGCATTGTTCGCGTGTATTCTTTTCCGCTCTCGTCGGATATAATGACACATTTAACGCTTTTCCCGCTCTTGGTAGGCTCAACGCTTTTTATTGTCTCTGTGTAACCAAAATTCCATATTGTAACCATTCCCGGCTTAAGTTCGACCGCTGGAATTGCATTTTTCTTCTCATAAATTCCTTGTAATTTAATTGTAGCCATATAATCAACCTTCCTTTCATTGTGCGCCCTGTCTCATCAGTGCAGGTGGGGCAGTTCCTGCAGACGGTGGAACTTCCACCGTTTCGACTAATTAACGCCGTATAACTTAGTTGATTTTCTAAAAGTCTTAATAACTCCGCCCGGCGTCCCGTCTTTCTGTGTTCTCCAGTGTGCCGGAAAACTCGAAAAGTCGGAGCAGAGGCGAACCGTTACAGTTTTTTCTGTCTCTTTTACAATTTCTACAACATCAAACAGAAAGCCGTCTGACTCTGCTAATTGTGTGCCTATTTTTATATCACTTGCTTTAATAATCATGTGATAACCTCCTTTATGTGTGCTTGTCTCATCAGTGGCAAGGTTGCAATCCTACGCCAGACCGCCGCGCGGGCGGTTTCGACTATTTTATCCGTTCTTCAATCTGCGCATATATAGATGGTTTCGATTCGTCAACCTCTCTATGTACACATCCGCTATATATTTTATTCATCGAGCCTTTGCAGGACTTACCAAAACTCTTACAGTTGTAGCACATTGGGTTATACTCCAATGATTCAATGGCTTTTCTGCGCGCCTTGCTTCTTTCTATCTGTTCATTTGTTGCAACCATGATATATTTTTCCATGTTCAAAACCTCGCTTTCGTTTTCTGGTCTGCCACCATCAGAGCCGGGAGACCATCCCACGGCTGACGCTCCGAGGTGGAGCGTTTCGGCTATTTCAATAACTCATTTATTTTATTCTCATAAGTTGCAATCAATTTTTTATTGCAACTTATTTTTTTCAGTTTGGAAAGTTGTTCTACGAGCCGGCTTTTTATATACTTATGCCACTTTTCAAACTCTTCCGGGCTGTGCTGTTCCTTGCTTGCTACCCCATCAATATAAAATTGTATATCTTGGTCGATTAGAGCCGTAAGGCTTTTAACTGATACAAACATATCAATAACCCCCCTTCATTTCGTCGGCTGTCAATACAGCCTTGAAATAGTTACTTCCCTTTTCTTCCCTCCGGAAAACAATGTTTTCTTCATCCGTTGGAATTACTATTTGTCAACTATCAATATTTATTGGTGAAAATCTTATATATTTACTCTCATCCCATCCATTTTCAATATTTGTGATATGCGTTAAATTATCTAACGCGTCCAGCGTATACACGGCAATATCAAAAACATATCTTTTTATAAGCTCTTTCCTCATTCTTTCCACCTCCTACAATAATGCCGCCAATGCGATAACTTGCGTCTCGCTTAATCGGTCAATAACTACTTCTACGCCTTTGTATAACTCGAATTCGTTTTCGTTTGTTCCGAATCCGTTATACTGATTGCAAACGTGATAACCTTTTTTCTCTAATTTTCCAATTGCTTCTTTCATGTCTTGCACCTTTTCGCCAACTGTGTTATAGTTGGCTTACCTTTCTTTTTTGATTGGTGCCGCTCGTGGTTTGGAACGCCGGGCGGCTTTTTTATTTGATACATATATAATACACGAAAATAGACACAAACACAATAGGTAATAATACACAAAAATAGACATATATATTTGTGCATGTTGCTACATAAAAATAGACGTTGACAAAAAAAAAGTAATCTATTATCATATATATAAAGGAGGCGAAGAAATGAGCGGAACAATAAACAAAAAAACATATGGCACAAATGGAATTATAGATTTTTCTCGCTTATGGGAATTGCTAGAAAGAAAGGGCTATAATAAACAATGGTTGAGAAATAACGGCATACACTCGAACACAGTAGCAAAATTAGCAAAGAATCAAAATGTAACTTGCGAAGTTATCGCCAATATATGCCATATGTTAAATTGCCAGCCGTGGGAAATCATGGAATATAAAAAAAATGATAATATATGAAAATAGACTATTAACAAGTACACGAAAATAGACTATAATATAATTAGTTCAAAGGAAATGAACTAATTGCCGTTTGGTGGATGGCAAGAGAAGCCAATCGGAGAAAGGGGGAAAACATGGAAGATATGGCAGTATTCAAGGGGTATCTGAGAAGCCTTATGCGACAGTTGAAGCAGTTAAAAAAGTCCATAAAGGAAGAAAACATTGAAGAAGCGGAAAGGCTTATTGATGAACTTATCGAAGATACACAAAATAACATTGAAGATTAGTAAATCGGAGTACAGAAAGGGCGGACTTGCCACCGCCCAAACTGTAAGAATAGTATAACAAAATCAAAAAATTAAATCAATCAAAAAAAAGAAAGGCACGCCGCCGATGGCGTGAAAAGGTGAAGAAACATGGATAAAATTTATGAAGTCGAGTATATGCTCGGCGATGAAGAAAAAAGTGGCTACGTGATTGCCGATAATGAAAGTATGGCAAGTGATGTTGCGTATTTTCTTTTTGGTGAGGGAGAAGATGAGCCATACAAAGAAATTGGAATCCATGATAATTCCATGTATGACTTTTTTGTTTTAGCGAGGGAAGATAAATATGGAAATTATCAAAATATGATTTTTGACACAAAAGAAGAGGCGTTATCAAAAATTGGCGTTGATGGATGGGAAAAAGATGATTTAAAAGTTTATTCTGATGGACTAATTATGAGTCTTGAAGAGTATGAAAATTAAAGAAACGTGAATTAAAAAAAGAAAGGCGCAGCACAAGCTGTGGAAAGGTGGAGAATATGTTGGATATGATTAGATTGCTGCATGGAAGTAATAAATATAGTTATAAAGAGTTTGAAAAATTTAAGCCACTTGATACTATATGTGGTAATGCTTCTGCACCTGATGAGATTAAAACTTGGTCAGAAAAAGACTTTGAGTATGATTTTGATGAAATGCAAGAAGCTGCAATTGAAGAATTAGAAGGTAAATTCTGTTCGGCAACTTATCTTGATAAATTAATTGAAGTTGATGAATGGAGTTTAGAATTTTATACAGTAGATGAAAATGGTGAATTTATTGAAGGCTCTGAATACGAACCTGCACCAATGCGATATAAAGTTAATTATAATACTGGCGCAGGTGATGAAGATGCCTATTCAATTGAGGAAGCTAAAAAATTGGCTGAACTTGGTATTTGCTATACACAAAAGTCAATTGATATCTTCGACAGGGAAAAAGAAGAAATTATTGCAACTCTCCCATGGGCTGGAGTTCAAGCGGGGGATGATGATGACCCGTTTAAAGAGATTGGCGGCGGCTTCTACGGTCAATGGGTAGATTATTAATGCTGATTCAAAGGCAAAATAAATCAATAAAAGAAAGACAAAGAAGCGGTTTTCTGTAAGGAAATCGAGGATTTATAAGGAGGAAAAGACATGAAGTACACATTTACAGACACAAGAACGAACGAGGAAAGCGAAATTTTTGATAGTTTCGTAAAATTAAAAAATTATTTTGAACCGGATGAAAACGAACTACCGGAAGAATGGGACAAGTGGGAACAAATTGACGACTTGGACGACTTAAAAGAGTTCTTACGTGAATTTGATAATGGCGTAGAATTTTTTGAATTTAAAGAGTTGCCGGAAGATATTGACATCCTCATGGCAGACGGATGTACAAAAGAGGAAGCCAAGAAAAACTTAAAAGACGGCGCCATAGTTTTCGAG